GACAGCAGGACAGCAGGACAGCAGGACAGCAGGACAGCAGGACAGCAGGACAGCAGGACAGCAGGACAGCAGGACAGCAGGACAGCAGGACAGCAGGACAGCGGGACAGCAGGACAGCGGGACAGCAGGACAGCAGGACCACAGGACCACAGGACCACAGGACCACAGGATAGCAGGGCAGCTACCAGTCAATCACATTAATGGATGGATGGATGGATGGATGGATGGATGGATGGATGGATGGATGGATGGATGGACAATAAAAAACCCGGGCGTTGCTGCCCGGGCTGTCAGTGTTTTATATTGTTATGTTTTCAAGTGCCCCACATAAATTCAATATGTTTATTGCCCCATAGAATAAATTCTATGAAATAAAATCGTATCTCCTTTCCACCTTGCTTTTTAATTTCTACCAGCATCCTTTGTTCCACTTCAGCCAATATATCCGCCAGTATCATATATTTATCAGTTGTAAATTCAATATCAAACGTCGGCCCAGGTTCCGTACCTTCGGCGGCCATTAGGTTAGGCTCAAGGTTCCCTCCCGGTATCCAGCCCCATGCCCCTTTAAAAAATACTTTGGTCCCCTTAGATATACCTGATTGATCTGACTGTTCACATGCCCAACAACTTTGATATGTCATTTTATTTTTCCCCCTGTTAAAGCCCGGGCATATCTGCCCGGGCTGTCAGTGTTTTATGGTGCTATGTTTATTTTAGTCGTTCAAGATCCTGTATCAAATCAATTAGATTCCCGTCGGCGTCATCCGAATAGCATTCATGTAGATGATTTATTTTCTTTTGAATTTCATCCTTTGCCCATTCCCCGGCGTTCGCTGCTATCTCGTTTTTAATTTTCCACTGCATGTCTGAATCACATTCAAACCAGTTATGCATTACGACATTGACTTTATAAACACCCTTGATTGACAGGATTTCTTTTTCAAATCTTAGTAGGATATCATGGTCAACTTCCTTGTGTATCGGATATAAATCAAAATTAACGGTTTGTGTTTGCCCGCCATCTGTTAGTTTAATCATTTTATTTTTCCCCCTGTATAATAAATCGTTCGCCCTTAATAACCACAATCACTGCCTGCCTGGTAACTCTTACAATAGCCTTGCGTACTCGATAAATGCCAGCTATAAAAGCCGCGGCCGCGGCCGGGCCTTTGAGACCGTAGATGGTTTTAGTATCATAGTATAGGTTGTTGTCTTGTATTATCATAATCCTTTAATCTCCCGTTTTAAATCGTTTATGTTCATCATATCCCTATAAGACACCCAGCGGCCCAACCGTTCGGACAGGGCTATCATTAAGCGCGTGATAGGTATCGTCAGCACGTCCAGCTCGTTTAATAGATCGGTGTCTTTCATCGGTTTAAATCCACAAGTTTATATTCGCCGGAATCGATCTTTTTCTGGGTTTCTTTTTTGGTCTCGTTTAAGAATTGATTGCGGTATTTGCCGGTTGTTACGGAATAATCCCATTTGTTTTTATCAAGATATGCCGAATAAAGAGTTTTTGACCCGTCAAATGTATTATCCTCTGAGGCTATATGTCTGTTGTGCGGGATAAAAGCTATATTTGAATTGTAGGATTGAAACATTTGACCCTTGAAAATATAAGTCTTCCCTGTCTCAATAAAACAATCTTCAATGATAAACTGGTTTGGAACCATATTGCCCTTTGCGCTTGTCATATTAGATACTTTCATTTTAATTATTCCCCTTTTAAATATTCGATTGCTACAAAATGTAGGTTGTAAAAGTCATCATTTGCGAATAGTTTAACCATGCCAGAAAAACCAATTTCATGATATTCAGTATATTCTTTATAAACTTTTTCCAGCTCATTCTTAAAGTCTTCATTGGTTTTTCTGGCGATAGGTGAATACAATTTATTTTCTCCTGTTATTATCAATAAATTTAATACAAGCCGCGTGGACTGCCGGACCAAAAACGCGTTTTTTACTATCACTGTCCCATACTACCCACTGACTATGCTTCAACGTCGGACGATATTTAGGGCGCGATAAAACACCTGTCATACTTTTAACAATAGTCAAATTCATTTTTTCGCCTTCATAGTCAATTCATAAACGTCAAAGGTGCTGCCGGACGATACGTGTTTAAACTTCCCGCCGATAAACTTAGCAATGGCTGTATAACAGGAAGTACCGATACCGCCATGATAATATGGGGAATATTCGCCGGGCAGTGACACGCCATAAGGTTTGACTTTGCGGGTTTTGGCCATCTCATGTAATCTGTAAAGCATGGTTCGATTGAATATGTCAGCGATAACGGTTGACTCTTTGTCATATCCACACCCGGAACAGGTGGCCGTGTGTCTGGTAAAACGTCCGTCGATATGTGTGACGCTGGCCGTGGCCGTCGGATTATTTCCCCAGTTACGGGATTTTTTCCATTCAATATTGATTATCATCTTAGATACCTGGCGTTGATCTCGTCCTTCCTGTTCTTTGAGTTCGGCCCGTTTGATTGCATTGGCGCGTTGTCTATCAGTGAACAGCGACGGCCTATCAATAATAGATTTAATACGTTTTTTGGTCAATGTTGAGTTTTTGATTGTTTCTTTAAGTGTTGCCATGTTATTTTTCCTCCATTAATTCTATGTGCTCTAATAAATTTTCGTAGGCTTCCAGTTTACCAACAATTTTCCCTTCGCAAAAATCATTTTGTAAAAAACTGTTTTTATAATCTTTTAACTTTTTTTCTTGTTTCTTAATTTTGTTCTTCAAGTAGTCAATGGGTTTCGTTATGGCCATTTTTATTTCCTCCCCATTTTTATAATATTTTTAAGTCTATGCGCCATAAAGCACCCGCTGCAATCCATCATGTACCAAAAGGCCCCTTGGTAACTGTCCGCGCGGCGGGTTGCTTCGGTCTGTCTGTTTGTTGTCCAGCTCATGTTCCCCGTCTCCCTTATAATGATAGAAAAATTACTGTTAGTATGTAAAGCACTGGCAGCGCGATTAATACTGCTATTACGTCGAGTATTTTCATGTTTAAAAACCCGGTGCTGTTTGAAGTAAACAATTAATAAAAAGGACGGCTATTGCCAGAAAGGTTATAATATCGATTAGTTTTTTCATATTATTCTGTCTCTCCGGTAAAGTAAAATCGGTAAAATTCATTTTTTTCGGCATCTGTCATATCTTTTACTACTTCCAAAACATCGTCTACCCATTCCATGCTTTATCTCCTTATTAAAAATTTAAAGTCTGTCCGTATGTCTCACTATATATATAGCATGTCAACACTTATTTTACTGTTTAATTAAAATAATTTACAATGACAATTTACGTCAAACCCTGCCAATTTATGTCATATATAATATAACCTACAGCCATGCGGGTTTCCAGACTTATACAGCTCCAGACCAGTTTTACCTTGACAATTTTTGTCATTCGTGTATACTGGTGGTATCTTAAATCAGTTGGTTTTGTTTGACAGGCGATAAGACCGCATTGACACCAGAGCTGTTTGTTCTGTCCGGCAGGGAAGCCTGGAAGCCTGGAAACCGCACCAGACACTATTTTGAGCCTTTTGACCCTGATTCTATGGCTGAAGACCGGCGCCAGGCAAGGCTATAGCCTAAGAGCCACGCCAGTCAAGGGTTTCAAGAGAAACGCTCAAGAACCGCTCTGGGCGCAGGTTTCAGCCGAGAACCGCTCTGGGCGCGGCTTTCAGCGTTTTGGCCCCCGAATGGCGGTCGGGTACCCTCGCGTACCTTTTTCTCTACGGTTCACATTTTTTGAGACGGTTCACATTTTTCAGCCTCGCGGAGCTTTTATCGGACGGTCCATAAAATTTCTCTCGCGTAGCTTTTTCGGTACGGTCCATAATTTTTCAGCCTCGCGTAGCTCCTTCAAGACGGTTCATATTTTTTCCAGCGGTCAGACCAACCAAATTACACCCTCTCGCAGCGCTCAGTGCCTTAAATTCTTCGATTGCCCTCCGAACCTATACGACCATACCAATCTCGTTCCCCACGTCCGTAAAACCACAATAGAATCGTTTCATGTGTTTTACAATACCCTGTACCACCCCGAAACATATTTTCTGCAAATGGGTGGTCTTAAGTTACTGATTTCTTTTATATTTTATTATCTTAATACTCTTTTATATTCTTTATAGTATAGGGTAGTAAATATATGTAGTAATAACAGTAAGATAGAGAAGGTACCGATACAAATACCCTTAACAAACTGTAGTTTCTCTATATGTGTATAACACACGTTATTTTGTTACATTATGATATGAATAATAAAGTATAGAAAATATAAATAGTCTATAGGAGTTTGAAACCCTCGGGGTATTGGGTGGCTTTATGGAGAATCCCATTGCTGTAGGCTTTAAGGGCAACCCAAAATTTAACCCATTGCGGGTACTTTTCGCTTGACAAAGGAACCGACAGGTGATACAGTACATCCAACACTAACTATAGGAGAGGTAATTATGATTCTTAACGTAAATGACAACGCTCGTGCGTTCCTGGAAATCAAACAATGTATATCGGTTTGTAGACGAAAAGTTATACATGTAACGCCGGAAGTTATACGAACTTCCAATCAAACTGTGTCTGTAGTCTTCTCTACCGACACAACTGTGATAGAACCTGGGACTTATAAGGTAGCTAAAGGGGGACAGCATAAATTCCTGCTGAAAGAGTGGGAAGACCAGAATGATTCAGTCTTCTCCCTTCCGGATGATATGGACTGGCAGTACGACACGACCTACAGCCACAAAGAAGATATTTTCGACAAAACAGGGGTCGTAATATCTGACCAAATCAACAAACTACTGTACGCAACACAACACGGGAAGCCGGCGGACATTATGTTCGCAGGACCGACAGACCCTCTGATTATATCATGTGGCAATGTGACGATAACAGTGACAACTTTAGAAGCTGTCGGCCCTGTCGTTACGAAAAATGTCACAGGTATTCCGGAGCATGTTTTTAAAAAACTGGAGTCCTACAGTCTCCCGGCAACACAGATCGTAAGGTCTAAAATAGCTGAAAAAGTGAAGCAACCAATCGGTCCAGTGTCTCAGGCCCCCGAAGTCGAGAAAACGTCAAAATTGATAAACGGAATGCCTTTAACCACATTGAAAACAATTAAAGCGTATGCGGCAGCGGAAGGTATTTCTGCAAACTCTCTGATACTGAATATCTTAGAGTCTTGGCTGCCATCAGAATCGGCACCGCTGCCAAAACCACTAAATCACTGCTACACCAAACTAATCCCCGGCATCCCCAAGGGCCACGCTAAAGCCCTGAAAGCCCACGCAGCCGCCGAAGGAATATCCGTCAACCGATTGATACTGGGATTACTGGAGGAGGTGTAATATGAGTCTTCCGGATCGAGAGTTGTTAAGGAGTTTTATTTCTTATGATGAAGGGTGTAAATTACGAAAGCAATTACATTACACTGCCAGGAATTTTTATGTCCCGAAGCATGCACCCTCCGAGCACCTGAAATTCATGAACGCCAATGAATGTACTTTTACAACGGTCCACGCACAGGATACGAATCATCCATACTACTTTTGTCTCTTCACCGTCAAAAGTCAGCATGTGTACGGAGATTGCATAGAGGAATGTTTGGATAAAGCGATGGAGGAAATTTAATGGCACGGAACGCGCATGAACCAGATAACTGCTTATTGAGCCGACAAAGGCTGGGAGGAATGATGGATTTTGACACATTGTGGGACGAAAGACCTTGGTGGCCATTTGAATCGACCTCGAAAGAGAGGGCACAATATTATTTTAATAAAGGGGTTGAGTCTGTGGTGGCCAATACGGAGCGGCTCAATCAGGAAGTTGAACACGGACAGGCTGGAGAGTGTGATTCAAAAAATTGTCACTTAGCCGGTATCGGCTATTGTAGCGAATTGTGTCGTTTTTACCCACCTGCCGGTTAACTTAATTATTATTATTTAAACAAGGAGATATAACATGGCTGGATCTTACAGACACATCACGGATGAAAATAATAATTTTCTTGTATGTTCCGATCATCTGGACGTAGCCGAAGGCCCGGGAGAACTGCGAGAGTTTAAAGTTCCGCCGAGAGATCACAGGGGTAATTGGCTGTGCAGAAAGACAAATCAATGGATGAGTTCATACTGGCATGTAAAAACGCTGTCAGTATGGTCGAAAATGTTCAGAAGGCAAGTTTTGACGCAATGATAGAAAGACTTTTAAACCCAACCAAACACGAAGGAAGATTATCATGACTGTCGAGATTAAGAAAACAATCCGACCCGGCCACTACCACATCATCTACGCTATATTTGATGAGGACATGGTGTTGGTAAAAACATATACACAAGATTTTTACTGGGAGGAATAGATCATGAAAATAATTAAGATCCAGACCCCAGGACCCAAACAGTACAGCCTGAACGGAACACCCGTAAAGATCACAGCCACCAACCTGTCTCACAGCGAGTACAGATCTGACTACCCGCTGGACACATCTGTGGAAATCGACGGTCTGATATACCTCGTAAGGTTCTCAGAACTGACAGCCCACGAATCACCGGGAGAACTGCGAGAGTTTAAAGTGCCGCGTGTGAGTAATACGGCTGGCAAATGCCGCAAAGCCCCCACCCGAACAGAATGTGGACATATCGGATGTTCAGAATGTATTTACGATTATTTATGGAGGAATAGTGATGAAAAGTAAAGCCCGGACAGCGCGTAAAAACCACACATGCTCGTGGTGCGGGAGGATTATTAAATCCGGCGAGAGGTATGAAGCGACTACGTGTTTCCCTAACCAAGAGCCTTACGTCGATGACGTGCCTTGCACCGTCGGCTATTGTAAAGAATGTTCATTTATAAATCTGGAGGAAAAATGAAAACAATTAAAGTAACGATTCCGGGCACCGAGAGTACCTGGTGTGTTAAAGCCACTGGTGAAGAATGTGTAAGTGTATCATCAGGACACAACATCCACACTATGACCCCCGGTAAACCTCTCACGACTATGATAACTACTGAAAGAAGACACTCGGTATATTGCAGGCGTGAAGACCTGGAAGAAACCCCGGGTTATCCACCGACCACCCGAGAGTTCAAGGTCCCGGACCCATCGGATTCAGGAACATATTGCGCTTTAACCAATAGAAAGATGGAGTGCAAAGACGCTCATCACTGTCCAGACTGTATCTACCAGTACTTAGTAGCATTAGGAGCTGACAGATGAAAACAATTAAAGTAACGATCCCAGGCAAGCCGTCGGCATTGAAGGTTTTCGGGAGCGGCCCTGAATGTAAAATTATTAAAACAGGACTTGAGATATTTTTAGTATCAAATCCAGGTTCAATAGCAGCAGACACTTTAATAGAATATAATACTGGGCATAGATTGTATTGCCTGTTTTCAGACCTGGAAGAAATCCCCTGTACCCTCGCAATCACCAGAGAGTTCAAGGTCCCGAAGTCTGCCAACGGGGGCCACCACTGTAATGTTCTGCATAAAATAATGGATTGCCGCGGAGCTTGGTCCGAATGCCCAGACTGCATATACCACTACCTTGCAACACTCTGACCTCCAGCTCCGCCCTGTACTGCGAGATACCCCTGGGCCTCGCAGTACACGCGGACCCTCTCCGCCATACTCTTGATATTCAGCGCGAGGTGGCCGGATTTAACGTATAAGACAGGTTTACCCCCCTCATATAGTATCGCATTGTTCGCCCGTCCAACAGCCTCATAGCCGAGGTTTTTCAGTATCTCCGTGCGTTTAGCCGTTGAGATCTTCCCGTCGAACAGTTTACTGACAGCCATGGAAGACACCCACCCCCCTATAAAACCAGGAATACCTTCCTCACAAGACTCCCGGACTTTCTGTTCCCAAACACCCAGTGAGTTCTCAAACGCTTCTTCGGTACTGGATGTGATTGGCGCTCGGTGGCACTCGCCGGCTGGGTTCAGTGCTGCGGCGATTGGGTAGTGTTGGAGGTAATGCGTTATGATAGAATATCCACCTTCTCTGGCCCACTTATAGAGATTCGGGAAATACATTCCCCACATTCCGTCCCGTTTCAAATCTTCAACAGTTTGCTGAGCGGTATAAAATATACAGAGCCGACGGTCCTCTCTGGTTTTTCGCGCCCCGTCTTTATGGTTTGTATTCATAAAAAAATTAGCTCTATTATCTCCGGAAGTCTGATTAGCCCCTTTCCCCTGAATAGGAACTCTCAGCCCTGTTATTAGAGGTTTCAGACATTCTATCAGGTCGTCGTCATCACCTTTGGTATAAACCTCCTCTATAATAGCCAGAAGCTTACCCTGCACCCAGGCGTTGAAAACATTCCCGACATCTTTTGGGTTGACAAGATGTGTGTACCTCTCTCCAATAGCCTTTGTCAAACACGTTGTCAAAAAAGACTTACCGTTGCCTTGAACCCCTTGGAGTAACGGCGCCCACTGTAACTTTTCACCTATCAACTGAACACACGCCGCCATATAAGTCAAAAGAATTTTCTGGTCCATCTGATCAGGCAGTATCTTACCAACCAATTCGAGAAATGGTGTCGGGTCCCCAGGCGTTGATTCGACAGGTATAGGCACATATTGATTTAATAGAGTTTTTCCCTCCAGATTTATAACACTTCCAGGGGGCAGTTCTGGGCGGAAACAAACAGCATCCACTTTCGGAAATCGAAGCGCTTGAGACTCAGTAAACACCTCCCAGGCGTTCTTTGTGGTCTTAGAGTTCACGGAGTCTATGGCGAAGTTGTAACCTCCATACAGCGCCCGGAACTGGCCCGGCTCCACTAAAGAACCGTTCGGTATGAAAGCCGCGTGATCTTCCAGAACATAAACACACCCTTCAAACAGAGACAGTTGGTCCTCCGGCGCCAGGAACTGATAGCCCAGGCGGACCTCACCAACTGCCTGATCGGTAGGCGCCACATACGGTGCTGGCTCGGGGAGTGGTTTCTTGCCCTTATAGACTGCCTTGCACATGCTGACAGCCTTGAGTATAGTGGTCTGCACGTAGTCCGGCCGGTCATGGAATTTATCCCGTTGCCCCAGTGCTGAAGATTCCCACAGACGCTGGATGCGCTCACAGTCTTTGCCTGTCCAGAACGCAAGGTGAGAACAGAGCGCAGAGTCCGCCTGAGACCAGTTGAAAGTATCAGAGTCCGACGGGTACACTCCGGCCAGCGCAGCCTCATCCGCCTCCCACAGTTGCTTGAGCGTAACACCCACCCCCAATATCGCTTTGGCGGACTTAGACTTGAAAGCCTTGGCCATCAGTTCCGAGTCGTCTTCCGGCCCATACCACTCAGGGTCTGGCGCAGTCGTCCAGTTGGCGTCTACTGATGCAACAGATCCGGCGGTAGGCTGGAAGTACGTTTCGACTAATTGCCGGTACACATGCTCTGGCGGCGTGAATCCGGAGTCTCCAGTAGCCCCGTTTAAGGTTAAAGCCACAAACCTCTTAGATGTGTAGAACTGAGAGTTCAAAGGTTTACTGTCGCACCCGTGCGGAATATCAACAGGTTTCCTGCCTATAATGTGAAGACCTTCCCCAGACTGAGAGACCTCAATGAAACAACCCGCGAATTGCTGACATGACCATTTAGCAATATCATTCCAAGTCCCGTCTGGATTCTTGCAATGGTCTATGTCATAAAAGAAAAGGTCATCTGAGTCAGTGAATGTGAACGCTAAAGGCCCGGAGGCGCTTGCAGTCTCACAGTCCACCCATACCGAAGAATCGTGAGCGTCGCAGGCATCCCCTGTTAAGGGATTTGTTGTTATTTTATCTGTTTTCCCGTTCTCCTTTGGAACGAGTATGTAATTACCGAACTGTTTGAATTGGGACATATACTTCAGGGGTGCTGGAATCATTTAGTTGTCCTTATATTATTGGAGTTTAGACAGTATTTAATATCACCACCGATTCTGTTATGCGCTATCATATAATAGTCGTTGTCTTTCTCAATACCGATGAAGTTTCTGTTGAGGTTGGCGCAAGCTACTCCTGTGGTTCCGGAACCCATCGTGAAGTCCAGGACAGTTTCCTGTTCAAGCGTATATGTTTTTATCAAGTATTCCATCAGTGCTACCGGCTTTTGGGTTGGATGAACTTTCCCTGAACTATTATGAACACATTTTATTCCTTGAATAACAGTGTCCGGATTTATAAGGTCGGATTGTCTATCGACATAGTTTTCTTTCTGAGAGCCATAGACTGAGGTCTTGCTATTCTTGGTATTGCCGCTTTTGACTTCAGTTGTCCGGGCTCTTTTTTTGAGGATTATATGTCGGAGGCGACTCATAGAAAACTGAGATTAATTCATGCCCGCCCATTGGCATTTTCCGAGCGTTCAGATTCCCAGTCTTCAGGTTTTTAACCCATATCCAATCATACTTATACTCTTTAATATTAGACATACGTAAGGCACTACTGAAAGGCTCTGCCCCGAACAATACAATAGCACCGTTCGGCTTAATAATCCGCTTCAACTGTGACCACATCAAATCCAGATGGATAACAGAATCCCATCTACACGCCGTTGTCCCATACGGAGGGTCCGTTATGATGGCGTCAACACTTCCATCAGGAATATCTTTCATTACTTCCAGGCAATCACCGTATAACAGTGTGTTCATACCACCCCCTGTTGCTGTGCGTCACGGATATTTTTAATGACAAAATCAATTTTCTCAGGGTCTACCAGATCTGTCCGTTTCCGCATGACTTTAAGGTCTTCAATTACTTGATGAGCGTACATTTCACCTCCATCTTCCCGTCGGGCTGCGGGACAAGAGTATATGTAAGGAACTGTCGGTATTCCGCCATAGCGGACAGTGCTGCTGGAATCATATTGTCGGTCCTCGGTTAAAGTGTGTCTGGCTACTGATTAGATGTAATGTGGATTTAGACATCGGCGTGTCTTCATTTGCTTGTAAATCCGCCTATACCATTTAGGCCATGACGGAACTGGTCCATGCAACCCAGGTAGAAAATGACCATAGAATTTTATGCACCGGTATCCAATTTTAGGGTTATGAGCTGGTGCGAAAAAACCAAACTGCAAACCACTCCAACCACAAGGCAGCCAGTCAACCCCAAGGAATATTGCTGTGTACCTGATTTGGATTCTAACCAGACTACCTTTGCACTGACCACTTATTACGTTTTTATGAATTTTCATGAATCTCTCCTTATATTATGGTCTATGATTTAATTTCCAATCGAAGATAAAACGGCCGGCCGATTTCCTTATGCCGAATTTTTTCAGTTTAGCCGTAACAATCTTGTGCCGGCCGGAGTGATCAGCACAACAGTAACCACCATTGTGATCTGTCCACGAGGTGCATCCATGCAGGAGGCAAATCTTAAACGGCTTGTCTGGTTTTCGGAGGGCATACGGCAAGCCATAGCCCGATGCTGCGGCCAGGCCCATCATTATTGTCAAATGTTGACTTATAGATTTCCCTATCATTAATTCCGTTTCCTTATTTCACTTTGTTCTGTGGATTTTGTTCATCTACGATTTCACAATCTGCCAGACTCCACCACATTTTGAGCTGTCTTTGATGAGGTTCCTCTGCGTATTCGAAGGTATCTTCCACACAAACTTCTCCGGTTTGTGGGATGTGATCAATGACATTGTAAATTTTCCCGTTCCTTTTTACCTTCATGATCCATATTCCTTTTTGTAAGCGGTTATTTAATTTTCCTGGGTTCGTATTTAGTCTCACCATCGCACACATCATTCACCCGGTAGTCACAGCCCACAATTGCACTTTGGTGGTGGCAGTGGTAACAATTTGGATGAAATTTTGTGGCATTGTTCTTCATATCAGAAACGAAAGAAGGCCACGGGCCAGATTCAAGTTGATCAAGTAATGGTGTTTCTGATTTTGGTTTGGCCGATGCCCTCTTCCCAACTTTCCAACACCGAATAATTGACCCGTGGAAATTGTTGATTTCTGCCCTGGTATATTGTTCATAAACTTCAATGCAGTATTCAAGAGCTTTGTCTTCCATATCTTCTCCTTATTTCATTAGATTCTACGGTTTGGTTGATTCCAACCGCTTAACTTCTTGTCTGGCCTCACTTTCTGCATAATCCTCTGAGGCGTTCCATTCTGGGCTATCTCCTTGGCCGCATCTGGCGCCAGCTTTCCAGCCTTCGAAGTATGCAGCCTCTATCGCGTCTAATATTTCGTCCATATTTCTATTCCTTCTCAGTTATTGGGCCTTCGCATCCAACACACTGGCAGTATTTGCCTTCATAACAATCGCCACCGCTTATGCACTTTTCCTTTGGCGGGTTGAAAGCCTCATGCCAATAAATGAATGGGCAATCTTTCTGGTTTTTGCAAATGGAATACGAATCATCATTTTTCAGGTTGCAAAACCCCACCATTTTTTTGTCGTATGGTTCAAACCTTGCGGGGCATTCGTCTCTTAATTTTATCCATTTTTTTGAGTCCATATCGCTCTCCTATTCCCTCTCAGTTATTGCCTTGCGGATACCACTGATTTTCCCCTGGACAGTCTTGAGTGTAAAAGCTGGATTTCTGACTAAATCGGAATACATATTCATAACGGAAGCCGCATTATAAAAATCAGCCTTGGTCAAACCATCTTGTGCATATCTCAACCGCCATGCAAGATCGGAATAATTTTCCCCTGCCGGGTTCGGCCAGGTCGATCCGTCTTTTATTTTTACTCTTTCCATGGTAACGCTCTCCTATTCATCAGTGGTTATTTAAAAAGCAGTAGATACATTGCCCCGATAAACGGCCCGGTTGTCATCCCGACGAAAAAAGATAAACACATCAACCCGGCCACATTGCTATCGTGATAATATTTTTCTCCGCGCACTATAATTATCCGTTTAAGCTTTTCCATAATTCTCCTTTAAAAATTGACCTTATCCATTTCTTTTTTAAGGTGGTTATAAATCCCCCACGTCAGATATAAACTTACCTATCCCACCGAGCGACACGACCAGTTCGAGCCACCGCAACTGAGCGACCTCTCGGGGCGTTCCGGTGTACCGCCATCCAGGTTTCTTAATCTCATAAGATGTGAACACCCCTACTGGATTCCCGTTGACGCTTACTGGCGTAATCCCAATCAGATCCGAAGACTTCAAGCGGGAGTTGACCTGGGCGCTGTCATTCCCCAGGCCGTACCGTACCATCCGGCCATCCTCTGACTTACAGGCCCCATTGTTATTCCGGAATAACCTGGCCCCCCGTCGGGAAGTCTCCAGTCTCACCTGTTGCTGCACATACGCCTCAGACTTACCGTCTGCGTGATTGGCAGTTACTGTGAGTGCGTCCTGTAGTTCCTGGATCGCCTGCGGTGGAAGACCCCACCGTGCTGCCCATGCGTCGAGTGTCAGCATAGGTATGCTTGACACTGGCCATTACGTGATAGGCCATCTTTTTTAGTGAACCAACCAACTCTCTCAACATAAAAAGAGACAGATCCAACTTGGGTAACTTTTCCTTTAATACCGTCCACCATTACATAATCACCTTCTTTAATATTTGCGAACAGGTAATCATCAAGTTCAGGTAGTTTCATACTCGCGCAAGCCTTAGAAAATTCTTTCATAGCTTCAGTCGCTTTAAGGGCTGCAAGTCTCAGAGATTCAAAACATTTCTCTGCACGTTCAACATCTGACGTATCTATTGTAATCTTAATATCTTTCATATTATATCCTCTCGTACACATGGAAAATTAAAGCCCCGTCCATCAGTTTGACGGAGCCGATGAATTTACGTGTAATTCCAGCGAAGTCATGAATAGGATGCCCGGTGCCGAAAGTCTGGAAAGACCTTGTAACCAATTGATTTGAAGGATCAACTTCAACCCAAAGACAGACGTGACCAAACTGTTCATCGACGGAGAGAACTGTGGCGCCACCAGGGATTTCGAGGTCTGTTAGATCAGGACTTAATTTATATTTCCATATCGTTTTCATATTATAACCACTCTCTCGATTTCAGAATAACTTTTCCCCACGCTTCAAGAGATCGGTCATCTGCTGTATTTTCAGTTTCGTCTAAGCAAGGCGATGGAAAACCCTTATCACCTTCCGGCGCACCCATATCAATACCAAACAAAATAGGCTGTGGCGGCATATCCCACTTGCGCGTAAGCTGAGAGACTATCAGTCTTGCCACTTTTTGAGTCTGGCCGGCAATCAACATATGCGCGGACTCTCTGATTAAATTATCAACAGCATTGACAATATTTTTATATTCGTCAGAACTATTACTGATTCCATCTTTCTCAGTCCAGTCATTCATATCAAACCCCTCCAGTCCGAACATGCTCAGTGGCCCTGCCAGGAACCACAGGATTCCACTCACGTTGCGCGTTCTTAATACGTTTCATCTCCAAGCACGTCGTGATATCGGCAGCCGAGTGACCGTTCCTGGTGGCGCCATCAATCGCCAGGATTATAACATCGATCCACTCTTCCAGATCACCTGGAGCATGGATAATCTCTACCAGTTCCTTCTCAATGTGGTCAATGATGCCGTTATCATCACACCCGGGTCCGAAGGTCTCCTGCGACCATTTAACGTGTTTCTCTATCCAGTATTCTAAGATCATAATAGTACCCCCGTGGTGGTGTTACATTCTAACTCAGACAGATCTTCGTCTAAGAAAGCAATCATTGTTCTATGGACTACCCATGAGATGTCCGGTGGTACCGGGCACGGGAAGTCATCAAAGACAATATCATATTCTCCGTCCGCATCCATACCTGAAACTGATACTCCTACCGTCCCGATAGGAGGGAAAGGCATATTGTCCGCTTTATATTCTTGATCACTTATTATAACTACGACTTTTCGATTCATTCCGTAATCTCCCCCGAATTATAGTGTTTATCAATAACTCCCGGCGTTCATCCAGTGTCATGGTACGCCGGGCGTCTGCCAGATCTCTGAGTTTTTTCAAACGGATAAGGTACTTACGGTACACCAGATTGCCTACCGCGTCTATACTCATTATACCCTCACCCCATCCAGTTTGCACATCCGGTCCATTGCCCTGTGGTACGCGACGTTCCAGGCGGTGTTCCGCTGGTCAGTGTTCAGATGCGTACAGTTCTGCTTGACATGCTCGTTGGCTTCCGCTACTGCGGCGAAGATGTTACTCTCGATCATCCCGCGTTTTTCATTATCCAGTAATTTCATGGTTCCTCCAGTTAATTCAGATATTATCTCACTGCGACAATTATAAAACTGGCAGCAACGAAAGTATTGCAAAGCTCTATGTTCCCTTTGCATAGCCAAAAAATTGCGAATACAATGCACGCCGTCTGCATTACTAAACTCTTCATGATAACACCCTCCCTGTTAAAGTTAAAATAATTCCGATAGTATTCCAGTCCGTCAGAATGGAGTTATGTTATAAGATTTAAGAAATTCAGTTACCTCTCCGTACCCACCGTTTTCCGCCCATTCATATATTTTCTGGAAATCATAGACCGGGTAATAATGAGTATGGAGTACACAAAACCGACGGTCGTATTCCTCGGTACTGATATCGCAGGTGCATAGGAAGAAATTAGCTTGATTTTCCTCAGTTACAGGATCTTCTCCCTTCCTATGAACAGTGACCTGGTTATTGACAATGTAGTGTTTTAATGTATCTGAGGCTGTAAATTCTTCGATAACCACAAGTTTTTTTCCTGATATCCAGGAGTTAAAAACACTATCCACATATGTACCACATACCAAGAAAGTACGTTCAAACCCAACAGCGTGTCGCAGAAAATTTGCGATAAGTGTTTTACCGTTACCTTCCGGCCCTTGCAGCACCATAGCCCACTGAAATTTCTTTCCAGGATTTTGAACGCAAGATGCCATATAGGACAGCAGTGTCTTCTGGTCATTTTCGTTCGGCAACATTCTGTTGATCAGTTCTTTAAACATTATAACACCCTCCCAGTTACTGTTAAAATAATTCCGATAGTATTCCAGTCCGTCAGAATTGTCCAATTGATTAATCTGATAGGTCTGATAGGTTTTTTAGATACGAAGAACCCCCTTCTCAACTTGGCCTTTAGCTCCCGCCGGCTCCCAAAGAGAAAAACAGATGAAATATATCGGGATAACAACCGTTTCGCAGAGAATAACTGATAAAACGAGATTGCCTGCTATTAAACGGTATTCGATATCGGGATTACACATTTCTGTTTTATTTACAAGTCCATAAGTCCCATATGTTTTCTCTTTAATTTGTAGGTTTCTCCCGCAAGAAACCGTCGAAAGCATAATCACCATAGCCAATACACACAATACGGTCTTATTCATCGAACCCCCTCCCATATTCTCTCACATAACCCCGCAGCCTCAGTCCGACCCAAACACTGGGCGGACACCATATCCAGTCCGAACGTGCGGTAGAACCTCATCATAATAACAGAGTCGGACTGACCGGCGGCGCGTTGGTATCCACACCATGTGGCTATCATCTCCCGCAGTTCTGTCTGCGCTTCCTGTCGCAGACGGTGGTTTTTCATTGCTCCCAGTACCGCCTGTGGTGGCGCCCCGGCGTGTCTCAGTTTCTCACCTACCTCGTAGTCCGGAGCATCCACCCGGGCAACCTCTCCCCGCATGGCTGCCAGTACCGCGGGATCTATCTCACTCAGATCCCCCTCGACCATCTCAATGCTGACGTTACCCTGAGTAACATATTGCCATCCGCAGTACGGGCAGTCTCTCTCATATGCCTCATAGACCGCCAGGCACTCCCGGCATGTCCGTATTGGGATTAAGTCGTCATCCCGTTTCTTAGACCCTCGGGTGCCTTCCAGGGACCACTCGCGGTATCGGTCCGGAAGTCCATGCCGTTTGATATTGCCCACGTGATCTATAATAATGGCGTGTTGCTTGCCGTCTAACAGCCTGAGCGATCTTCCGAACTGCTGGACAAAAAGAGGGTAAGAAGCTGTCGGACGGGCGAAGCTGCACACCTCAATGGCAGGCAGATCGAACCCCTCTCCGAATACGTCTACATTTACCAGTTCTTTCAGGTCTCCCCGGGCGAGCATCTCAATGGACTTATAGCGCTCTCGGTCCGGGGTACCTGCATGGACCACCCGCGCCGGAACTCCTGCGCCACAGAACGACGCGGCCATATCCTTGGCGGTCTGAACATCAGGAACGAATGTGACTCCGATCTTACCAGGAGCAAATTTAAGGTAGCTCTTGACCACATCTCCAACGATGGGGGACCGACGGACAGCAGCGGTCAGTTTCGGCTTGCTGTAGTCACCCGAGCGACCCACAGTGACACCTGTGAGGTCCACGTTACTGTACGGCCCGAATATCCGGTAGTCTGTGAGATACCCAGCGTTTATCAGTTCTCGCATACCGGGGCCACTCACCAGTGTATCGAATACGCCGGCGGCAGACCGCCCGATACCCTGCCCATCCGCCCGTTCCGGGGTGGCAGTAACTCCCAGCCCCCGGCAGGACTCAGGGAACAGGCCGATAGCCTGCATCCACTCGTTACCGCCCGCTACGTGGTGACAGTTGTGAACGACTATCCCGTTGGCTGTGTAGGTATGGAGTTCTTCGACTTCCAGGTTGTAAACGAACCGGTTAGGGGACGTTGCATACAGCATAGAGTTTAACACAGGCACCCAAGCCCCTGTCTTGGTTAGAACCACATCTTTTCTGGACAGGGCACCGGCTTTAGCCCACCCGCGTTGAGTGAAATAAGGGTGATTGAGAGTAACCTTTGCTGACTCCATACCCTTAAACCCTATATGTGCCATTACATCAGGCATCGGATTCTTAAACACCCTCAGCATCGGACGCAACTCAAACCCACCAGTCCGCTCGTTATAAGCTGTGACCTTATCTCCGACACGGATCTGCTCAATCGGTCTGCCGTCAACCGGGGTGCCCGCCGGGAAACACTCATCAGTAACCCACAGTGATGCACGGTCTATCATCGGCTTGAGTACCTTCTGCCGGTTCAGCAAGGTCTTAACCCCGGCCACAATGCAGTTGGCCCGAGGGTCCTCATAGCGCCGCCCGAACCTGCGGATCTGCTCCGTTATTATATATTTGCAGAGACTGTCCGAGGCTTGCAGACTGTGAACCACTCCATATTTAGCGAGGGTGAACGACATCTGAGACACCAGTTCCTGCCGGTGGGCCACGGTGAAAGACACTCCGGTGTGGTGCAGGAGTTTATTGCTGAAGACCACGGTCTTGCCAGATCCTGTTGGGAGCGTAGCGCATACGTTCTGAGCGCCGTCAGCCCATGCGGCGTCTATGTCTTCTGATATCTTCTGTTGGTATGGTCGGAGTTTCATTCGTGAATATTTCCAATAACTTCCGGTTCAAAGAGCATTACAGTCTTTAGGTCTGTGGCTCCACACTTGAAAGACCCGTCTTCAAAAGTAACTGGACGCTCTTGGACGCCATCATCCCACAGACAATTCCTTCTTGAACGAATAACGTCACCTTCATAGATTTCAAATCCTGTTTTGTCGAAGAATGGACTTAACATCTCCCATTCAGTAATCTGAGTATACCCGGACAGATTATCCATGTTTGTAATGTGGCCTTGCTGGATCAACATATTCTGCCAGCATTCTTTTGAATTTGATATCTTTCGGAATATCGCTCTGAGTTTTATCTGTCTCATAATCCCAACCACCCCCTTAATCTCGACCAAACTGACGGTTTCGTGTACTTCTCTCTGAGTATCTGTTTGAATTTTTCAATATCTTCGTCCGCGAGTTTCTTTGGGTAGAGAAAACCGCGAGTTCCGTAAGCAAGACGTTCGTAATCCGCTTTAAATTTATCTGTCATTTTAAATCGTCCGGATGGACTTCAAATAACTCTGCCATCGGCTCCCGTAGCCTCAATTTTAAATTTTTTATAAGACCTTCCAGGTAAATATTCCTGGCGGTTGTTTCGTCTATTTTTAATTCAGACATTTTTTCAGCGGTATAGTACGAATAATCATCAACATACCCTCGCAGTTCGGAATACCCACTGAGACTATATCCGATTAGTTGGGCGAATTGCTGTCGGTCTTCATTTGTAAAGTTTTTTCTGGCGATAGTGTTCATATCAATTCCGCCATTATCCAATAAATATTCGACTATGTGATTTTTTTTAAACCTCAAAGTCCCGAGTTCATCTTTTTCCAAGGGCTGTATTGGGTGTTTCATCATTCCTTCTCCGGTATATCACCCTTACAGACAGGGCATGGCAGTTTAGCAAAAAACCCTAATTCATCATCGTACAAACAGTCGTCACTGTACCCATGATTTTCTTCATCCCAAGGGTCTGGAAATTCCAACCGATCTTTATCGCAGGTCTTACAGCTTATTAGATTCATTTTTCCATCTCCCGAATCGTCCGTATAATCCGAATAGCTTTCACATAACCATGGTCATCAAGGTACTTCTTTCTAACAGCTTTTTCAAATGCTTTAAGATCACCTCTGAAGCACCCACAGACTATCTGTTCGGTCGAATCTGAAGGAACCCAATAGGCGCAGGTATTATAGTAGTTGCCACCAATACCTTTGAACGCGTACCTATTCGGATTTTGTTTAAAGCCCCGGCAGTCCGTGCAGTACCGGCAGTCCGTGCAGTCCGTGCAGTCCGTGCAGTTCGTGCAGTACCGGCAGTCCGTGCAGTCCGTGCAGTATCGGCAGTCCGTGCAGTTCGTGCAGTTCGTGCAGTACCGGCAGTCCGTGCAGTCCGTGCAGTTCGTGCAGTACCGGCAGTCCGTCAGAGTTTCCGATGCTGACTTAGCTTGTGGTTCTGTATAGAAATCTTCGCCCCATCTGTTCCCCTGCTCGTCTGCCCAATATCCGTCTTTAAGTTCCATTTCGTTTCTCCCGTTACTGTTAATTCATAGTGTATCAGTATAATATCCAGCCCTGAAAGTCCAATTGATTTTGGCTATAGGATCTATAGGTTTTATGAATTGTAGTCGGGTAGTGGACACCATTCAGGTATTTCCCCCGCTTTAGGTTCCCACCAGCAGATTTCTTTCTCTGCTTGCTCACACCATGAGACATAGTTCGGACCTGAAACGGTTGACGGAGTTTCGTCTCTACACGGGCAGCCCAAACAGTCTTCTATTTTTAAAATTTTCATATCTCTCCTTTGATTTTGGCTATATGGTCTATAGATTGTGACTATGACCGTCGTTTTTTCCGCCCAGAACGTTTTAAGAGTTTCAATTGTCGTTTACTCTTAGAAGAATAGTCTTTCGGGACATGCGGTGTTTTTGGAACAGACACTATCTCTTGGTAAGCGTCCGGTCTCGGCTCTAATCCTTCCATCCAATATACAAAATTTATAGCACCTATCTCTAAGAAAAGTTTCAGATCGCAAATTTCATAAGGAAACTCATTGTGCCACACGCCCGTATGGCATTTACAGCACAGATCAGGCACCTTTCCGTCTCGATACTCTTTCCATCCCGAAAGCCCTCTACTTCCACCAAGGGCTGTATTATCCACAGCCCCACAGCAATCACATATAAACAGTGGCATATCATCACTTCCTATACCGATGCCCACGCCACCCGCCAGATGCACTGATCGGCCAGTCTGCGAACCACGGCTCTCTGACTTCCATTAACTGCTCGAACTCTTCGACACTGCCGAAACCTATCGGCACCTCAGACACAATCTCATCATGGACATGCAGTACCGGCGGATACCCGGCGGCGTTCACTCGCAGTAACGCGGAGGCCATGATATCTCGCGCCACGGACTGGCACAGATTTTCCGTCAGTTTCGAGCCATATGTCTGAATCCTGCACCATTTATGGGTGTACCCGTCCATCCCCATATAGGAGATCTGCTGTACTTCCTGGCCCCGGGGATCAGTCCCATGGCTCAACCTCGGCTCATGGTAAGACAGGCATCGCCCGGACGGTAATCTGATATACAGAACGTCCCCAAATACACCAAATTTAATATCCCTGTAAGAGTATTCAGTTCCGGGATTTGCGATCGCCAGGACCGTCATACCCTCAACGCCATAGAACTCCCGATAGAACTCCCATCTGCCCATAACCTTCCGCCACTGACCGCCCCAAAACTCCACAATAGCTGGGGATGCTTCCCGCCACGCAAGGATATTCTGCTTGATTTCTTCTTCTGTACAATACTCCCCGGCACCGAACCGTAAAGAAGCGTCTATCCACCCCCCGAAACCGTTCGCTAATTCGTTTACCTTACCCTTTTTACGCAACGGGTGGTGCTTTCCGGTAGCCGTCTTGTGCGCGAGGATCTCTTCCAACGGCACTCCAGTAATCATACTGATGGACGCCTCGTATATCTTCCCATGGGTGCGGAACACATCTAAACGCCACTCCTCGCCCGCCAGTGCCGCCAGTACAACAGCTTCAATAGCACTGAAATCTGAACAGATTAACTCCTTGCCCGGACCGGCCACCAGTAAAGATCTCATACAAGAGCCGATCAGGTCAAGGGAGCTACCCCACCGCCCCTCTATCTGTTCCAGATCACCAGTGTGGATATCAACCAGAGCACGTTCGGCCAGGGTGTTCCCCCACTCCATACCATCTTCTTCGGGTCCGCCGTTCCGAAAATTTTGGGGTTGAATTTGCCGCCCCGCCCATCGCCCCGTGCGTTCAGCCCCGCAGTATACGAACGAGTCTCTGATCCGCCCGTCACTGTTGAGACATCTCTGCATTGCGAACAGTTTCTTAACCGCCGCCCCGCCAATAGCCTGGCGGATTTCCAGAACTCGACGAACATCAGATGGGAGATCGGCCCGTTCCAGGGAGTCCACTACCGTCTGTTTGTCCAGACTCGGGAAGGCGAACCCACGGGACTGAAACCATTTATCCCCGGCGGACCCCTTGGACACCTCATCAACTGTCATAACATCGGGTTTTTCGAGCGCAGGGTTCCAAGTAATACGCTGCAATTCAGCGGTGTATTTATTACTGGCAGCATGGAATAATCTGACACATGCTTCCAGTCCTTCCAGGTCAATAGCCACCCCCCGTACGTTAATCTCCTGGTCGATCAACCACACCTGAGTCTCAAATTCCGACATCTCTGGCATTCGTGATGACACGTCCTGTTCGGCCACAACATCCTGGTCATTATACTCGTACATCTCGTAATGTAACTCAGGGTACTTCTCGAACGAACGGTACAGTTCTTTACAGGCTTTGGTAGGTTTCTTCGGGATTGACAGCAACTGAATGAGTTTTTTGCCTCTCGGGTCTTTACCCCGACCAGGTGTGACTATACTGGCCACCTTCTCCAATGCGCCGGGCAGTCCCCATGCTCTGGCCTTGGCCGCAGAACATCTTAATTGGTGTAACGGCAGCTCCGGCCACCCCATTCGCAGATAGCAGACGTAAAACCAGAAGTAATACTCGAATCCGGAATTGTGCGCCTCTATAAGCCCGCCGGAGTGGAGATAATGGAATAATGGGGCGGGACCTGCCGTATTAACAGGGGTCCAGAGTCGGACCCCACATCCGTCATTCAGATTGTACGCTAAGGAGATGACTCTGGCTGACGGATGTTCCGCGTAAACCGGGGCATTCACACATTGTATCCCGGGTTTACCTTTCATTAACGGTTTAAAGTACCCGCAACTTTCGTCGAATACATAACCTGCTTCACTGTAGCACTCAAAGTCCATTGCGGGTATTATCATGCGTCTATGCTCCTTGGTTTAGATTAATAGGGAATGTCGTCAGTGGGGGCTCCAGTATTTAGCGGACCGTAGTGCGGCGGGATAGGCTGTTGCTGGCCGGGGGCCTGGAACTGCTGGCCGGGGGCCTGGAACTGGGGCCCGCCCTGTGGGGCCTGGAACTGGGGCCCGCCCTGTGGGGCCTGGAACTGGGGCCCGCCCTGTGGGGCCTGGAACTGCGGACCGGCAGGAGCGCCCTGTGGGGGTTGGAACTGTGGACCGGCAGGAGCGCCCTGTGGTGCCTGGAACTGCGGACCGGCAGGAGCGCCCTGTGGTGCCTGGAACTGCGGACCGGCAGGAGCGCCCTGTGGTGCCTGGAACTGCTGTCCCGCCGAGGGCTGGCCGGGGGGCATGATTCCGGCAGTCGGGGCAACAGGTGTCGCACTGGCGCCGGCAGGCAGTTGAACTGCTGGAGCACCTGTCAGTATAGAAGGATCGGCCCCGCCGGATTTGATCTCGGACCCATAGCCTACCACTTCAAACAATTCAGGATATAATTTGATTCCAGGAGTCTGCCTTTTACCGACATCGGCATTGTTGCTTTTAATGACGAACGGCACCCTGACGTAATCACCACACTTGACCTGGGATTTATCCGTAATCTGCAAAACCTGTCCGTTTTCCTGACGATAAGTGCTGAAGGGGTACAGACTCCCCATGGAGAAAACCCAACAGCCCTGCCAGCCTTCTTTGTCCTTGAAAGCGATCTGATCGCCGTCTTTATACTTCCAGCTAAAATTGTTCGCCTGGAACTCACCTCTTGGCCATGACAACTGCGCCACTGAGTTGAGCATGGCCAACACATTATTCACTGTGGGGTCTGTTTTCTGAACAGCCACCCCCACATAGTAGTGTTGCCCTGTAATATTTCCCTGTTGGTCTTTGTCGTCATAAGGTGTGAACAAATTACCTTCAACGAACCGCCCTACAATCCACTGTCTTTCATCAGCCATTGATAATACTCCTTATTGCGTCTAAATCGACGAGGTTAAGTTTATGTCCTTGTAATTCCCGTTTAGCCATGAAGTCAATCATGCCGTCATCTATCAGTTTCCTGTCAATCGCCTGAGTCGGTGTGATTGGGGACTCGGGCTGCCGGAGGTCGATACCCATTTCATCACCGGCGGTAATAGCATCCACTGTCCATTTTAAAGCACTCATGGTCTGTCGGGCCTCATACCCCGGCAGTAGTTTACCGCCTTTGATGAGTGCCAATCCATGGGCCTCCAGTGCTGTCAGTCTATGTTTGATCCTCGCTGCCGCAGTCTCCAGCCTGGACAGTTCGATTGCAACTTCATTTGGTGTCGGGGCGAAACTATCTGATATTCCAGCAGCATCCATGCAGTCTCCCGCAGCATGGGCGTTCGTTGGACAGTTTATAATGTGCTTACAGTACCGGCAGTGGTCGCCAGAACAGGTCGGTGCGTCCGGCAGTACCGCCAGTCTAACCTGATTGTCAATCTGGTTGGTGTAATTCCGGAGCAGTTCCGCGCTAAATCCCCAGGACCAGACAGGGCCTCCAGACCGTCTGTTCGCCCGGGGCTGGCATATATGAATCTGCACGTCCCTAATACCCGGTGTGGCTTTAATTATCGCACCTGTTATGCACTGCCAGTTGTTTTCAGGGAACACCCATCCATGGCCGTACTTAAAGTCAACGATGTGCAGTGTGTACCCTGAGATCGCCCAGAAGTCGGGTATGCAGACCACAGTGTGCCCACTGACTTCCAGTTCCCCTCGGTCTTCCACACCTCCACGCTCGGCGTTCAGAGAGTAGCAGAACGCGGTGTATTTCTCAACCGCTGTTATCATCTCCTGGTCTACCCACACATCCAGGATCTGCTGACCCAGGAACTCTGACGGCAACTTACGTTCGAGCAGACACATCTCTGCCACTTTAGCCGCCGCCCGTCCTTCCCAGTTCGGCTCACCGTAAGGATACTGTTTCTCTGCCAGGTACGAACCGGCGCATCCCATAACCCGGAATAGCCCGGAAGCGTTGAACTTCATGACTGCGGACCCGTCAGGCCGAGGGCCAGAGCTGCCGCAGGAATACTGCTCGGAGTGTTCTGGAGTGCAGCTATTGTCGGCAGTCCGGCAGCCGCGAGGATACCGTCAGCCGCCACATGGTTGATACCTTTACCGGCGGCTTCCCGCATCAACGGAGCCCACTTGGTGATAGACCCGTAGGCTGGCAGTTCGCCGGGGGCTGTTGGCAAGGGAAGTTCCTGCTGGACGGGGGGTGCTGGCGGAACGGTCTGATTCGTTGGTGTGTTAAGGTATCCAGGGCTGTTGGTGGGCGCGGTCGTTTCGGCAACCGGGGGCGATGTCTGAACCGGAGGAACTGACTGAAACTGGTCTGTTACAGGTGCGGACGCTGTGATGAAACCCCCTTCTGTCGTGGGATTTGTAGGAGCTAACTGATTTAACGCTTCCGCGCCTGCGGAACGATGACTGTCATTGAATGTTTCTGTCGGTACCTTCTGAAACTGATCGACTACCGGCTCAACAGTGTGGTATTTCTGGAACAATTCAGTCTTAACCTGCGCCAGCAGGATCGGATCAACCCCCTTCCGATGAATCCAGGACCCTTCCTTCTTGTCACCCACAGTCTGTTTGTACTTGGTTTTCCCAGAACTGTGGATACGTTTATCCCATGGAATACCTTCGGAGTCGAGTTCAGGTGCGTTGGTGGTAGCTGCCTGAACTGGCGGTGCCGTCTGCACCGGAGGAACTGGCGGTGCTACCGTACTGCAAGGCATGGCAGAATATAAGGGTGATGTTTCAACCCATTCGTTCATGAGTCCTGACTGCGGCGGTGTTCCCCCAGCACATGATGCGTCTCCAGATCTTCTTGATATGATCTCTTCAATTGCTTCCTGCGCTGGAGGATCTTCCTTCCAGGTTTCCATGGGTTTTAATTTCACTTCAGGATCTGGTTTTACAGCACAGCCAGTGCATTCTGTACCTAATGGGTTTTCTTTTTTACCCAAAGCGTAGATGCCTTTTTCAGATTCATAACGAATACGGACCTCCTCCTCTTTTTTCAATCTTTCGTAATCCTGTCGGCTTTCGTCGTCAGGCAGCACTCTCGCAATGTCGAGCATTGCGCGTCCAATAATTCTTAAAATCTCTTTCATAGTTTTCTCCTGTTATTTGAGTGTTATTGTATTTTAAGATCCACATCAGGTACGATAACCTGTGGCTTAAATATTACCTTATAGTGATAAGTGCTGACATCAACAGCGTCCAGTTGCTCTGCAAAATATGTCACATTATCGGATAGTCCCAGATAATGCTTTTTATACTCTTTTGATCCTGTCTTACACGTAACTCGCAGAATACCAGAACTTGGCTCAATAGAGCATCTTCCTTCCAGCGTGAGCATATAGGTGTCGGTGATGCCATTGTAAAAGACTATACGCCTGTTTATCTCGAACATATCCGCTGCTTTAGAAAGATTGTGGGAAGCAACATCGGCATCCGTGCTACACCCAATAAGCGCCCCAAGTAACAGAACTGCGATAAACATTTTTAAATACTTCATACTGCCATACCTCCTGTTATTTAATGATTTTAACCGGGCAACCGAAATGGTCTTCCAGTTCTTTAATTGTGACTTCTTTCACAGTTTCCGGCACCAGATACGCTTTTGAATGCAGATAGATCTTCCCGTTCCGAGTGTTCTTGATGAACACGTCGTGCCTCTGGTGGCCAGAAGCTGATGAGAGGTACGGACCGACCTCATGACCTACAATTTGAAAGGTAGTTTCCTCCCAACCAGCACCTGTATTGCACCGTGGTTGGAAGCTATCAACTCTAATCATCCAACTTATGTCAATAACCCTGACCTTATCTCCTGTCTTCATAATAATCCTCCCGTTCTGTTGGTTAATGTTAATTATAAACCAGTAGTATCAGTATAATATTAATTTGTCAAGCTATATTTTGTTTTTAACACCCTTCCATGACGGCAAGGTTTGTTTTGTGGTTACATTTTTCACAGATGAACATATAACAGCCTGCACCCCAGGCAGAATCCATTAGGCATTCCCCTTCTTCCTGAACATGGTCTCTGGTAAGTTCTTTATCTTCAATAACTTTCAGGTCGTATGTGTATTCTTCAATGTCTGGATCATACGCCCCGTTCTGATCACAATCATCACAACATGGAATGACTTGGATTTTAAATAAAATCCCACTGCATTTTTTACATTTCATATAAAATTCTCCAGTTCTGTGAGTTACGGCCTCAACCTACATCTCTCAGCCATAAAAGTCCAATTGATTGTTCCTATAGAACCTATAGATTTTAACAATTGGACATCTGTTCGGTCTGGTGGTAAGTGTGGGTTCACAGTTGTCTTACTTTAATCAGGAGGTAATCAAATGTTTTTTATTTACGATCAAAATAATAATTATCTATTCACAGTAACAGACGAAGAAATGATTGATTATACAGAATATGAAAATTATTCTTACGTGGAAACGGACCATCCAGAACACCCCCTACCTTGGACGTACGAAAATCCAGAAGAAACAGCTTTTTGCTCAGGTGTAAAATCTTTTGGTAGTTGTAGTGATTACGTTAGCTCAATAGACACATCGGGTGTACTGGACGAGTCTAAAATACCAGGAACTGTGTCTTTCATGCCAGAGCCTGAACTCAGAGACGTACTGATCGTCGGAACGCCACTGACAATCCACTTGGATGACAAAGAGTTCTGTACTGCTGAGATTGCCACAGTTATCGAACTTGAAGATGGTTCTCTGGATTTTACAATTAAAAACGTGAGGGTAACAGAATGAAAGATTATTCCTACCAAGACGTAGAAGGGCAGGATTTCAGCAAACAGGACTTACGGGACTACAACTTCAACCATATTTACGCGCCGGAGGTTTCTTTTGCAGGGTCCAACCTGGCAGGTGTTGACTTATCGAGCGGCTATCTGCTCGGGGCGGATTTCTCAGGTGCCGTCCTCAGTAATGTAAAGATGAGCGCAGGTGACTTATGGTACGCACAAGATCAGGGGGCTATTGTATGATTCCACAGAAATACAAAGACGCCAGATTAAATCCGGAATATGTAGACTATCTGGAACGGGAAGTCCGGAAGCTCGGTAAGGTACGACAGGCGCTGTACGCTCTGGAAGGAAAAGACGACGGGTCGATCCACGTCTTATGGGACTGTGTAACCTCTATCTTAAAGGCCCTCTCATGACATACCTCGACGCACTACCACTGCTCATAGCTATAGAGTCTTTCGGGGCGGCAATCTCCCGGCTCTGGCGTGGGCGGTGGGGGTCAGGACTGTACTGGCTGTCCGCCGGCATGTTAAATCTATCAGTTATATTCCTGATTAAGAGGTATGGGTGAAGTGGCTGATTCTGATAGCCCTGATAGCGCTACCGAGTCCGGTATATTACGACCGAGCCGCCCTGGAAAATATCCACACTATCAGTGCTGCCAGTGACTACCAGATATATGAACGAACCACAACACATAAAACGAGGAGACCTAAACATGAGAAAATTAATACTCTTCAGATGGAATTATCCGTTGAGATGGTACGTCAGGCGCGTAGGACTGGCAGATCCTTACCGCGACGGTACTCCGAATAGGATACTGATGACTAAGTGGGTCATGCGACTGACAGGTGTTAAGCTCGGGAAGGCGTATGAGTTTGTTAAGAACGTATAGTCTGGAATAGGACGCTCAACAAATAATCATATAAAAAGGACAATAAAATGTTTAATTTTAACGAATGGCAAGTGGCTGGATATGTAAGTATCATAATCTTTGTTTTGTGGATTATTTCTTTTATCGCGGCAGAAATTTGGAAATATGTGTGGGCATGGATAGATGACAGCAAACCCGAAAAGAGAAATTTTATAATAAACAAACTTGGTTCTCTTGTTGAATCTAAATGGAAATATCCTGTTTATAATTGCGCTGAAAGACACGCTAAAGACCCAAGTGAAAGAGGTGAAATATTTGGGTACGCCAAAGACAAAAAGTATAATGAAACATCCTGTCATGGCCTGGATGAGGGGTGCAGTAAAGACTATGTTTACGCGAGTTCTATGATGCACAAAGACACCTTCAATTTGTCGTTTAAGATTATCCCAATCACGGTACTTACGCCGTTTTGGGTATTAATATCAATAAAATTTTATACCGCAGGAATGGTTATTGGAGGCCTTATATTAACAGCATACCTTTCAAGATTTACAAGAAGGTTAAGCAAAAAATTTAAAATTCATTCAGCCGACAAATCAATCCATTTAACACCGTCAGAAGACAAATAACTACAGATTGGACAATCTATGCTGAATAAAAAGGAGGATACCATGTCTTGCTGGACAAAAGAAGAACTCGAAAACATGCTTGAGGATGTGGTCAACGAGCTTGATTTATCAGAATCGGCCATTGAAGAACATGGCCCGAATGGGACAGCACCCGCGGTACTTGTTCGCCTTGTTCTTGACCAAAAAGATAGGGAGATTCAACTCCTGAAAAAAGGGTTTGTTGATTTGTCTGAAAACGAGGCAATGGCCCGTAGAGAATTGCACGAAAGACTATATTAATCGCCCTATTTGGACGAATACGTTAAGGAGAAACATCATGCTAAAAATTAAACAGTCAGAAGAAAATTTTATCCTATATGAGAGAGGCGAATTTAAAAAACCGATAATGATTGTTGATATTTGCGAACTTCAAGAACTCCATTCAGAAATTTCATACAACATCGAACTTTACGAAGAATGGCAGAAAAAGCAAAAGCTTAAATCGTGCCTCCTGTACACAGACCCAATTAAAAGCTGTCAAGCTATAAAAGACAGGGCAGATGAATTAAATAGAAAAAGATAACAGCATATTTATTATAGGGAGGATTTGGGATGAAAATCAATATATCTGAAGAGGTAAGAAACAGTAAATCGCTGGCAGGACATATTATTCTTCACGGCCTGACAGAAATAATGACACTGAAACAGTGGGGTAAATGGGCAGACCACAAATTGAAGGGATCTGACGATATTTATTCTGATATCCAGTTGACCGTTGATGGTATGCCGGTTCCTTTCATGTCTTTTGTCAGAGCATGGGATATGCAAACAGATGATCTCATGAAAAAAGAAGTTGAAAAAACTATATCTAATCGTTTTTCAGATGTCACTCAGATTCTATATGACCTAAAAAAAAGAATTAAACCAGAGATAGAATCACGCCTTGAAGATTGGGAAAAAGAAGAAGAAGTGTCTGACTTATAATCATAGGAGACAACCAATGACAGGACAATTAGCAGATCACTTTTATAGAGACGAGTTCCAATGCAAATGTGGTTGCAAATTCGACACTGTGGACGCTGAACTGATTAACGGCCCCCTCAACTTCCTCCGGACAGATAACGTCCGGGTGACAATTCTGAGTGGCTGTCGGTGCCTTGAGCACAATGAGACCGTTCAACTCGAAGAGAACCCAGATTACGTTCCATACTCATCGAAATCAACCCATATGGACGGTAAGGCTGCTGATATCACAGTTGAGAGACAGCAGGGCAAGGCGTGGGTTCTTGTCTCTCCGGATGAAGTAGCCACCCGACTTGAGACCAGGTATCCTGACAGATATGGTATCGGTAGGTACAAGACATTCACCCACATCGATGTCCGTTCCGGCGGACCGGCTCGGTGGGACAGACGATGAGGTATTATACCGGCACCGGCAGCCCCTCCGCTCCGAGGGATATCCTCGATCTGATGACCAATATAGCCTTCCGTCTCGCTCAGGCCGGATATACTCTCCGTTCCGGAGGGGCTGCCGGTGCGGACAAGGCGTTCGAACGGGGGGCCGGTGGTAACGCAGATATTTATCGGGCGAATGATGCGACGTGGGAAGCGATGGAGATGGCCAGGAAGTATCACTCAGCCTGGGGGCGATGTAGCTCATATGCTCGTAAACTTCATGCGCGGAACGCATTCCAGGTCTTAGGTCCGGGGCTCGACAAACCGTCTGAATTTATGATCTGTTGGACTCCTGACGGATGTATCTCACATGCCGACAGATCTCGATTTACCGGCGGCACTGGAACGGCCATATCAATTGCAGAAGCGTATGGCGTCCCGATATTCAACCTGCAACGTAAGGCTCACCGGGATTGGGCGGAGAACAGTTAGTCGAGTGGCTCCAGGCCGTCAGAATCTAATGGAGGTAAAGGTTCGCACCGTCTGGAGTCATAATCAACATCAGCCCATATAGACCGGACCCTGACACTGATGTCTTTATTCGCTACCGTTTCGTACTTCGTTGAACACCCTGACAGCACCGCCAGCATTATCACAATCAACAGATATTTCATTTAAAATTACTCCCTATTCCGAAAAATGCCCCTATTCTAACACCCAAATAGCCGACCTTACTTGTTATCTTCCAGGACGTTTTGCCTACATCAATTTCAAACTGTTTATCGGCGTATGCCCGTTCTGCTTTGTTTTTGGCTCTGCCGCACCGGAAGTCATGGCGACAACTGGCGACAGGGTGTCTGTGCCTCGGGAAGAACCCCTGGAACAACCGAGGTACGGAAGAACCGTCCCATGTGAAGTCTATCGGGATATATTCATCGTCACAAACCAACGGAGCGGTCAAAGCCCTATGGTCCGGTTGGCCCTCTACGTTTCGCATGTATATCAGTGTCATTTATTTCCCCCTCCAGTTTCTCTATGCGATAATCGTGATTCATAACCGTCACCCGAAGATTGTCAGTATCCCGGCACATTGTGGTTATTTTACTTGATATAGCTGACTCTAATTTATCCATTGTTTTCTGCTGGGCGTTAGACCTCTCCACCAGAACCCCAACATCGTGTTTAAAATCGGATAATATATTCAGTCCAAGAGCTACCATAGATGCTATTAATCCCATAACTGTAGTTTTATATGCTACTAACCCCCAATGCTCTTTTACCGGCTGTGGTGTCGCCATACTCACCTCATAGATACTGTCTAAGTGGTCCAATTACCTTCTGGTATTCGGTAAGGCAGTTGGTACCAATCCCCCATTTGGTTCCGACAATCCCCCGAAGCTCTTTCCGTCTCTGGCAGTTCTTAATGCCAGTGTTGATTAAAAAATGCCGTTCACTCGCAATCCATTTATCCTTTCGTATCTCCCCGAACTTCCTGTTAAATTTATACCAAATCCCGTCAGAAATCAAGGATAGAGAGTTTCCTTTAACAAGTGTGCATACGCACAATACCAAACCGATAATACTCTTGGGATATGTGATGGCCAGGAAGATATCGTGGCTGTTCAGTTCTTCTGATTTATCAGGATCAAACCGTGCTAACACCCTGTAAATCTGATAAGCTACCAGAGCTGTGAATACGGGGATAAATGCTGATTCCACCAGACCAGCAGCCCATGAGATGCTGAAAGCCCCAGATGTATGTCTGATGCCCCAAGCAACTTCCCGGGCTGCGTGATCCTCAGTGAGTTGAACCCATGAGAACCACGTGGCCCCAGCCGTCTCATAAATTAGAAAATACAGCCAGAATACTTTCAACTTCAACCTCCGGTATGGTACCAGATGCACAATATACCCAAGTAGACAGATTATGCAGAAATGTAAACCGAGCGAGTGGTAAATTTTAGTTTCAAGATAAGTGGGGGCGACAGAGTAGATACGCCCTGTCACCCCGAAAATTATATAGAACAGAAATTCCAATCAGCTACCACCACACTTTACATCGCCCGCGTCATCCAACAGCTCCTGGAGTCGCTTGAAGTCGGCATCGTGGTCAGGGCAATCCTCTTGCGCTTGTTTAAGAACTCCGGCAACCAATTCGAAAAGGTCACCCTTCCCCTCTACGCTCACTGCCGTCTTTTCGCTGCATCTGAAAGCGTCAAGAGCTTTGGCATTAGCCTCCAGAGCCGCCGCTATTTTCGGGCAGTCTATCGCTATACTGGCTATAATCTTCATTGCTTCTTCAATCATTCTTTTTCTCCTCAATCAGTGGTAAAATTAAATCCATTTCGTCCCCGGTCAGCACGTCATACCTGGGATCGCCCCAAACCTCAAAGTCAACAACTATTTTTTCAATTCCAAGATCAATTTCCGCGTCCATCAGTTCTTTAATGTCCTTCTGGAACTCCATCACGTTTTTTATTGTGATCCCCCCGCCTTCGGCTTCAATAACTTTTCCGCCGATATCTTTTTCAGCGTAATGCGACACAAGAGCTTGTCTGGCTTCCTCCAGTACCTTAAAATCATCGGTTATTTTAGCCAGGCATCTCCGTATTGCGTACTGGTCTTTAACTGGCAGTTTTTTCGTTTTGATTGATTCAATAGCTGGGTTGATTGCATGGTTACGCACCATTGTGTTTGTGATTTGCTCGTTTGTCATTTTCATTTTTAAGCTCCCGTTTTAAGTTGTTTAAGTTCTTTTTCGAGTTGTTTAATTCGTTCATTTGCGTCCTCTGCCCATATTGCGGTTCCCATAGCAATTTTACAGGCTGATTTTGCATATTTAGTCACATCAGTCGGATTTGTTGTGGCGCCTTTAAATGGCTTATTAGGTTTCTTTGCATCTTCTAACGCCCACTTCAAATAATCCTCGGAGACAAGCTCCGCCTTGTCCTTATAAATAGAATGTTTTTTGATGTCGGGAGAAAAAGTATACCAATCGTCATCTGCATATGCGGCACCGGCACCGGTAAAGCCGAAACAGTAATTAAACTCTCCCCCATTCATTCCATACCATTGCACAGCACTGTCTTGAGTGGGACTTGTTATATCCAAAATACCGTATTCTTCCCGCCAGTATTCTGTTTTAGCTGGCACACTATCATTCCCATAGTATTTTTTCACAGCTATAAAGTCTGAATCGGCAGGACTCGCAGAATTATGATAATATTCCTGGACAATACCCGTAGTGCCAGCATCGGTGGACTCAAGATTAAATAGTGATGTCCCTGTACTCTTAACTCTTAATTTATAAGTGCTGGAGGTGTCGCCTATTATTACGTTGCCCCTATCTAATGTTAAAACATTTGAATAAGACGTTCCTGCGTTTACTTGGTCAAATGTCCACCTTACGACCCCAGCAGTTATCGTGGTCTTTAAGTCTAAATTATAAGCGGTCGCACCGGGATACTGCCAACGCTGATATACAGTTTGGTCAGCAGTAGACGTGGATGTAACCCCCAATCTCCCATTAACAGTCAAAACCCCACTCGCCAAACCCAACAGATCGGGATCAGCAGTTATGCCTATATTTCCTCCATTTACCAAGAGATCACCGTCCATGTGGACGTCACACCCTACAAAAGCAGCATACCCAGCCGTATAAAACTCAAGGCGTTCGGCTGACACTATTCCCACATAATTACCGTCTGTGAGCCTATAATCCCCTGTCGAGTAAATAGACCCATTTACACCAAGGAGATTTGTCGAGCATTGCAGAAGATCGGGATCAGAGGTATTACCGATATACCCGGAATCAGGAATACCGATGTTTCCAGTAAATGTACTCAAACCTGTTTTGTCAATTGTTAATCGAACAGTACCCGCCGTAACTATTGTCGCATAGCTATTGTCTATTGCAGCGCCATAGGCGTTGAATGAAGCCTCTCCTAAACCAGAATCATAATCAGCCGACAAACTTGCGCGTAAAGTATTTAGTGTCAATGCGGCGTCGATACTCCCGCTGTCCATATAAAGTCCGATTGTGGAATCTGCCCTCAATGTGATGGTCTGAAAAGGCCATAAAGACCCTGTGGATGTACTCTGTTTCCATCCAATATTAAATGTACTCGTTCCCGTATCCTCTGGCCAAATTCCAAACACCCCGCCCGAAGTGTTTGTCCCGAATGATATGTCTTTCGTTCCATCCCATTTTAAGATACCCGTGTTCGTATCATCCCCGATCAGGGTTATATTCCCACCTGCCAGTACATTAATGCCTGCCACGCCCGCGCTGCTTAAAGTAATGATATCTGTTATGTTATTTCGTAAACTTAAAGATCCGCCAGTCATGTAAATATTATTTTGACCCGCCCCTACCTGTCCAATGGTTGTGGTGGCCCCGTATGTGGCGTACAGCGTTCCACCATCATAAATCTGCATACCACTTGAAGATAATTTTATGTGCTCATTTGCTTGATCTCCAAGGTAAGCAACACCCGAAGCAAGTTCGAAATTCTTTACGCTATTGGCATACCCTTCCATTCCGGTTGCGGTAATAAGGAATTGGTTTGTTGTCCCTGCGGCTTTTCTTAGTAAATATAGATAACCACCATCAAGCACCCCCAATTGAGCCCGTCCATATGTTGCGCCATTAGGAAGACTGTCCAAGGTATGACCGGTTAAAGCCGCAACCGTGGCGGATTGATTTGCGCTTGTCTGGTCTGCATTTGCACCGACATCTGAGATATCTGCCGACGTGATTTGATTTGTTAGGGTTATAGAGCCCTTCATCGTTATCGTGCCGTCTGTGCCATTAATAATGATATAGTGAGCCGCTAAAGTAGAATCCCCGGCAGCAAGCCCATATTTGTCAGCAACTATTCCATAGCCACCGTTAAGATTTCCGACCAAAACCATATCGGTACTCGATTCAACAACTTTTATGACAGGGACGGAAGGGTCTATCTTTATATGATCTGCCGTGCTTCCAACTCTTAATAACCCCGGGAGCGTGTTTAGCACCTGAGTCGAGTCGTCGTCCTGGGAGTCAGGTCCGGCCACAACCATATCCCATGTGCCGATAGGGGTGTCTTCACCTACTGTTTTTGCCACCGGAGTTATGTCTGCCCAGTCTTGTAATGAAAAGCCCATAATGCCCTCTTATTTATCGTATGTTTTGGCTGTAAACGACATGCTGATATCTTCTTTTATCTGCATTGATTTAATCAGTGCGTCAAAGACTCCTCCGTATTCGTCACCACTTATAGTTACCACATCGTTGGGCTCCATGGCAAGTAGAGTGGCTTTCGAATTGAAACTTATCTGAGATTTAGCAAGCAGTTTTCTCTTCAGGGCGAGAACTCCGATCCGTTGAGCGTCCTGTGAGTCTCGAACCAAATGTGTGGTGATTGTTTCATCTGAAATATTATTGCTCACATCTATGACATATGTATCTCCTGTATCCCAATCGTCACTTGAGAGGGTCCCCGTAACTGTTGTCGCTGTGTTTGCGGTGATTGGTGCTGTTGCTCCGGTAGCTGTGTTAGTGGCCGTCCCCCCAACCAGACTGTCAACCGGCCAGTCCTGCCCGGCATCTGTCAGTGAGGAGGCGTTATCAGCCCCAGTGTGCGCTCCGGATGAAAACTTGGATGATACTCTCACTTTCTGCCACATATTCTGTATCTCGTCGGCAGGTTGCCACTCAATGAATCCACTGTCTGTATCTATCCGTTCCAGAAGATTAGCACGGAAACTGTCAGGCCCTATCTCCTGCGGTTTGGTGATGTCAGCATTCGTAATAGTCTTTACAGATGTTTTCGAATAAGGGAACAGGCATATTTTTTCACGAACTGTGATATATGAATTGCATTGGAGCAGCAGCGCCGACAGCACAGTTTTTCTGGGAATTTTAACGTCGAACACACCGTCCCATACTAAACTCTGACCGGCATTGATGACCTCTGTGGCTCCAAAAGAAACGTCATCTATGTCTGCGGACTGGAACCCCATATCTATCAGAATCCAACGGATTAAAGACGCAGGGCCGCCAATCACGAATAGATCCCCTGTATCCCAGTCATTGTCAGCCCCGCCAGATAAAGTCCCCTCCACAGTTGTTCCGGCGTTGTCCGTTATTTTAGCATAACTCCCATCTGTTAGATTAACGACGTAAGAGCCAATGAGGGCGTCCACCACCCATGTGGCCCCGGCATGTGTCAAACCTGCTGCCCCGTCCGCCCCGGTGTGCGCCCCTGTCTCGCTTCCATTTATCTGCGCGGTGTCGGTGCGAGTGAATAGTGTCGGGATAGGATAGAAAGCGTCGCCGTTCCGAAATAAACCGTGCGCCCCTCCTGCGGCGATTAAAGCCAGGAACACTCTGTAGCTTACCCCGTCCAATCCGGTAGCGTCGCTCTGCGTAAATGTAAACCCCGGTGATGACCAGTCATGCTTGTATCCCATATCTCTGGGGGACCTAACCTTACTGATTGAATACGTTTTGGATGCAGGCCCCAGGAGGTAATACCGAACACCGCCGCTCAATATGCTCTGGAGGGGTACAAAAGGGTTTCCAATTGGGACAGGAACACACCGTTGTGTGTCCGCAGTATCGTTGGATAAGAAAGCGTCCTTTACTAAATTTGTATTAGGGTAGTCCCCCTGAAGGTACTGCTGGACGAAATCTTCGCACTCAAAGAGTAGTTTCTGAGACTCAGAGTTGCATCTTTTTACATTGAAACTCCAAGTTCCCATGATCAAATCATTTACCACAAGTTCTACTTTTACAGAGGCGTCTATGAAGTCAGAAGCGTCCAGAATACTCCCGGCATTACTGGCCTGAAAACTGAGCGTATTGGGAGCTTGCACCCCGTACTCTGACTCGGAAGCCGAGAGGGATATACCACTGAAAGTTCCTGCGATAACCTTTGCAGAATAGTCTACCGCATCGTAGGTTATTTCGACCAGTGACCACCTGTGTGTTACGGCCCCCCGTGTGATAATAGTTAATAGCCAAGCGAACGTTTTAGAAGTTGCCGCCGCCGCCGCAATCTGTGGTGCCGAGTAACTAAGCATCTGCTATCCTCCCTATAACTTTTAGCCTTACGCTGCTTACAGCCTGATAGAAATGGTAGTCGCTCCGGCTCAGAGCATCTCTGAACTTAATCACATATGTGTGAGTGTCGGTCGGGTGTGCCCATTTAAACGACTTTGAAATACCGTAGGCTTTGGCAGTGTCAAAATAAAAGTCCATAATTGTGCCGATATCAGAACTCGTTTTAACAGAAAAAACGAGCGTTGCATAGAATATCTTTTTGGAGCTATACGTTACAACTTCCTCCGACCCATCTCCCGCCATGTGGATCACTTGGTTGAACTGCCCGTCTTCTATTATTACCTGCTGAGGGCTGACAGAAAAAGTCGTGGTGGCGTAATCAGGTGTTACTGTGTCTAAATAATCATACATCTCTTTTGCAGCCATTATGCCACACTCCTTACCGCTTGGATCAGGTCAGTATCCCCGCCTTTCAGTCCTTTTTTAACTACGGTGTTTATCACCTGACCATCAACATTCAGATTTATTGTTAGATTTACTTCTTTCCCAGATCCCGATCCCACATATTTCGCAACTGCTTTACCGATTGCGTCCGGATCGGCACCTACTGATTTTAGAAAACTTTCATTTTTATCACTTCCGTATACGGGCACAATCCATTCTTGACCAGCTTCACCCGCTATCGATGGGCCCGTAGTTAGCCCCCCTCCAGCGTACTTTGGCATACCGTCACTAACCACTATTCCTCCAACAGATTGGCCTAATGAATTCACTTTCAGCCAACGGTCCATGGTGTGACCAAACATGTCCGCAATTGTTTTACCTTGCCAAATCCACGAATAAGTTACCGCGGCTTCTTTTTCATACGCTTCTATAGTTTTCCCGGCAGTGGCCCCCCCGAGGTCCGATCCTGCAAAAGTCAAACCCAACCCCTCTGAGAAACTATTGAAAAATCCAACAACCGTCTCTAACTGGCTCTTAACATTCCCGCTCAAAGTATTAATAGCAGTATTCGCGTCAGTAAAGGGGCTTTCTGTATTCAATAATGCAGCATAAAGGGCCATCGCCCCTGTCGTATCATCACCTTTCGCTATATCCGCAGCACCGCCCACATCTTTTAACGGGGTTTCGAGATTCCCAAGGTTCGTAACGACATCATCAAACGCCTGCTGAAAAGGTGTTCCTGTTTTTACTTTAGCAATGATCAGATCCGCGTAACCAGGTACCAACCCGATCGCTGTCATAAAGTCATAGAGAGCGTTAGTGGCGTTCTCAATGTTTCCTCCGGCGGAAACTCCCAGATCGAGATCTTGGGTTGTTTCAGAATTTACCCAAATGCCATCCCCGCTATTTAACTGCTCCAAGAAACCAAACCCCTTAGATTCCGCATATGATTTACCAAGGTCGTCTGCGTCAGGTAATGATACCGCCCATTGCCCAGCTTCCGCTATCCACTTCCAGACGCTTTTTGTATTGGCAAATGTTTCAGCCATATCCGTGATATTTTTATTTACAGCCGTAAGGTTCCAGCCAGCAACCATATCACTCAATTGAGTGGGAGGGGCTCCCCCGGCATTATCTCCTCCAGATATGGTTGTCCCGAGGAAAGCAGAATTTACCATATTTCCTAAACTTGCAAAATTGAAGTTAACCCATGAAGACCAATCTATCTTCTTTTTCTCTACGGGGTCTAAGAACTGTACCATATCAATCCAGTTGTACTCTTCCTTGGTAATTAGATTGAGTGGATCTGTGACGCTAGGTAATGACCATAATTGTCCTTCTGTATATGTGGTTAAAACTCCCGTATTTATAGGTACGTCAAACAGCTGTCCCTTAGAGTATATTGTAAGGACCGTATTGTTTCCAGGAACAGAGAATAATTGCCCTTCTGTGTATGTTGTTAAAACATCAGTATTTGCTGGAACATTAAATAACTGACTTTCAGCATAAGTTGTTAAAACATCCGTGTTCAAAGGGACAGAGAATAATTGCCCTTCGCTGTATTTAGTTAAAACATCCGTGTTTCCAGGAACAGAGAATAATTGCCCTTCTGTGTATGTTGTTAAAACATCAGATGGTAATGGCACGTCTATAATTTCATTTTTTAAATAGGTTGTAATAAAATTTTCAGTGTTTGTATCATTTGGCAATTGGTACATCGCGTCTTTGGTGTATATTGTCTTGACAAGTGGGTTTGTGGGATCAAGTGGCAAGGGGAAAGACACCATGTCATCCCATTCATAGGAAATTTTAGTACCCCCGACGGTAGTTACCCATTCAGTACCATACACACCCTTGAGCATTTCTAAGCCTCCGAGGACGTTATCAAATATTGTGGAGTACCCTTCTGAATCCGCATAGTAAGACTTCATAAACGGCAAGAAATTCTGCTCAATAAAAGAAACCAAATCCCCAACGTTCTCCGGAGATTCAACAGCCGCAGCCATTTTCTCCCCATAAACCTTATCAAAAAACTCCTTACTTCCAACGGTTGCTAAAGACCCCCCTTGTAAAGATATTATGGCATCATCTATTGTATTTATACTCCCCAATAAAGTATCCGCCAGCGCCTTCTGCTCACTCAATTGCTGCTCGGTCAGAGCGTCGATTTCCATCAGGATATCAACCATGTTTTCAAGGGCCGCCAGACCATTTTCATAGAATCCCTCCTCCGTCGGGTCTAAGCCGTTGGCGTATTGGGATACAGTATTGAATTGGTTTGTCCATTCTGCCACACCCCATTCGGATCGTTGCTTTCCCATGAGCCATTCTATGATCCTGTCACCCTGACCTGATATCGCCTTCTTCTTTTCATCTATGATTTGTTGAATTTCTCTTTGTGCAGCCTCGGCTGACAGTTGGTTCGCTTTAGCAGTATTCTCCGTAAGAGTCTTCAGAGATTCGTTAGCTTCTTCCTGCGCAGATATCATATCTTTATAGGCGTTAACGGCGTCCATACTTCTAAATTCTTGCCCGCCGTACTTATATATAGTAAAGTTAGCAAACCCTCCCGAGGAGGTAGACTGAGCGGTTGATGCCCCTCCGGAACTTGGCGCTGATGATGGACTGGAAGCCGCTGACAACTCGTCGTTCAGTGCTTTGATCTTCTGGAGCTTCAACCGCTCAAGGGACACCTCATCCGTTGCATATTTCTCACGTTCCGCAAAGTCTTTTTCCAGCAGATCCATCTTATAGTCGAATGTCTCTTGTGCTGTTTTTTCCAGTTCTTCCTGAATCTTCGCGTCAACGTCCTCCACCTTTTTGGCGTACTTTTCAGCGACTTCAAGCTCTTTATTTACTATTTCATCTGTCAGTCGGGCGGATTCAGCGGCGAACCACTCCTCCAGCTTTATCTTATCCTCTACGTGCAGGGCGTAAGTGTCGTACTTTCTCTGAAGGATGAGATTGTCGTACTCCTCAGAATCCATTGTGATCTTTTCGTAATCGGACTGGAAGTCTTCCTGTATTTTATTACGCTCATCTACTGCGTCTTTTTCCGCCTTGATCTGCTCCTGGAGAGATTTTTCAGCGGCTTTAGCCCGTTTGTCGAGTATTTTATTGATATCCGCGTTCAACTGGTCTTCTATCTCTTTTTTATCTCGGCCAGTGGCTTGGTACGCAGCGAGATCTTCTTTGTAACTGGTGAGCTTGGCATCATCTGTCTTAGCAATGCGTTTCATCACATCTTCTTCAATTTTATCGGCAGCAGCGCTCATAGCTTTTCTCTGTGCTTCAAGAGCCTGAGTTAACGGACTCGTAGGAACGGGGCTGGCTGTTGGGCTCCGGTAGGACCCTATGCCTGAACTGCTTTCGTATATTAAGTTTGCTTCTGCTAACTGTTTCACCAGTTCTATCTCTTTTTTGATCTCCTCTTGCCTTGCTTTCATGGGGGCGCCGTCCCCAACCCACATAGCTGCTCTTCCAGCTTTTTCGTAGGCAAGTTCTAATAGTCTAACTTTCTCTTCTGAAGTAAGAATCTCCCCGTTCAACTCTTTCATTTTTAATTGAATATCACTTGTGCCGAGAGTCAGAGCTTCATTCCATGATAACGCTCCGCCAGCCGCCATACCGAACTGAGCCCCTGCGTCACCAACTATCTTCATTACAGCACCGAGACCCCCTGCAACCCATACTGATGACTTTGCGATACTTCCCATGCCTGTAGCAAAATTAGTTAAGTTTGTAGTCAAACTCGGGTCTTTCAGCATAACTGTTAGTTCTCTCATACCATCGACGATGGCCGTCATAAACCCACCGCGCGCCATTTGATTCTTAGCATCCTCCCACGCCATAGCCAGTTCATTAATGGCTTTAACAGAATCAGCAATAGTCCCCTGGAAACTCTCTTCCATAGCCACACGGAACTTGGGTAGGAAATCTTCTGAGTAAACTTCTCCGGCACTTACGGCTTTATCGAAAGCCTCGACAGTCATACCCATGGCTCTTGCACCAATTTGAAATGCACCAGGAAGCGAGTCGCCCATTTGCCTCCTAATTTCTTCCATGCTGACCTTACCTTTCGACATCATCTGTTCCAAGGCAAGGAAAACTAAACTGGTCTTTTCAGACGAAAGCCCCATAACGGCAGAGGCATTGGAGATTGAACGGAAGATCGCTTGTACTTCTTTCATCGGAATTTTACTACTCTGAGCGGCGGCGAGGAATCCTTTGTAGCCGTCCCTCAACGTATAGAAGTTCAGACCGAGTGAGGCTGAAGTGTCACGTAAGAAAGCCATTTCCTTCTCGGCAGCAGCCACAGAGCCGGTGATAGCTTTGTAAGCATTGTCAGCAACGAGCGTTTCCTGCCCGGTCTTGAAGACCGCCATCCCGAGTTCTTTGATCGTGTATGCGGCTGCGATAGCTGATCCGAACCCTATAAGTTCGGCAGTCATCATCCCCATAGAGCGCGTGAAGTTAGCCGCAGTTGTGTGGGCGCCGGACATATTGCCCTGCATCTTCTTGACGGACCCGGCCATCTTATCGGCCTGAGTGCTTGAATATCCCATCTGGATGGCGAGTGCTTTAGATTCACGGGCTGTCAGCCCCATTGCGTTGGAAAGGGTCTTTAACGAGGTTGTGGCCGTCGTTAAAGCCCTGTTACGTAACATCTTCTCTACCATGGAGGCGTACTGAGCTTCGGTGATACCGGCTTGCTTGGCCACACCTGATAAACCGGAAGCGATCTGTTGGGCTGACTGAGTGAATCCTTGGCTAGAGGACTTGGCTGACTGTGCAAGCCTTGACAAGCCCATAGACAAATCTTCGATCCCCTTAGACGCTGTTCTGGGGGTCACTGCATTGTTCAAGGCTTTGCTGACTTCAGTTCCGGACTTCTTGGCGAACGTGCGGAGTGAAGACATATCCTTCTCAAACTGAGTGGTGTCCCCTTTTACTTGAACATATATACTGCCGATCGCCCCTACAGTTGTCATGGCTTACTTTCCCTCATCTTAGATATGAAATGCCTGCCCAAGTTCACTACCTTCCGGAAACAGTCTTTCCGGAACTCAACCTCGCACAGATCCATGGCGGGGTATATCGCCAGTTCGTTCAGCGCTACCGGTCCGCTGAACCCCATTATGTATTGATCCTGAACAAGTGGGTATACGTCCAGAGCGTCTTCATTCTCTGGGAGGCAGTCTGGCAGACATATCTTGCACTGTTCAGAATCAAAGTTATCCCCTTTTAGCTTACGGCACCTTTCGCAGCTTGGCTTTTCTTTGAGCCTTTCGGCTCGCTCAATGAGTTTTTTTCGATCCGGGCCACCCTGTCCTCTTCCTGCTCCGCAAGGATTTCAAGACACTTGCCTACGAACTGTGCGAAACCCGGATTTGTTTGCATCAGGCGGGTTTTGGTTTCGGAGTCACAGATGTATGGAGTGCCGTCATCTTCTGTGAGATCCTTCCATTCAACGATGCAGTAGTCCCACAGCATCTCCGAGAACTTATCCTCATCGGGATCAATAACATCCCACCGACCTCCGTGCTTAAATTCCACACGTTTTTTATTACATGCTTTCTGAACCTTCTTGCGCTGCTCGTTGTTCATGGCCCGGATACGGATCTCTCCGGATTCAGGATCAGTGTCATCAAATTTGAACCATACGCCAGGGTTCGGATCTCTCAGTGAAAAAACAGTTGCCATAATTTTACATCTCCCTTATTCCCGTAATTAATAAAATGGCCGGGAGGGGGCCGGGAGTACCCCCTGTTCCATCATGATGGCCCGGCCAGTGGTAACTCATTAAACCAGGACCAAAAGCCCTGATACTTTAGCCGTAAACGAAGTCGTTCCGAGTCCAGACTTATCCATACCAACGTTGAATGTGGTGATTGTGCAGGAGCTTACGACCGTCGGCGCCCCGGTGGTCAGTGTGGGGCTGAAATACCCGGCGGTGGCGCAGGGTGTGTAGTAACTGGTGTCGTTGATGTACAGGCGGAGGCTTGTGAGCGCTGAATTATACAAGTTCGCCTGCTGTAGCGCCTGCTGGCCCGTAGTATCGGTCGGGTCGTAATGCCCATTAAAAGTAACAGACCCTCCGTCTTTCATCCCGTATAGGAATGTTTTCCACTCATCACCAAACGCTGAACTGTCGAACTCCTCAACTGTAACTCCGTCATAACTCCAAGTGCCCATCCCGGCTACGGTGCTGGCCCCGAGAGTGACCTTGCCATCTTTACCTACAATAGCCATAATCTGTTCTCCTAAGTTTTCGGGGTCAGAACCTTACACATTTGGTGCAAAGTTTTGTTGACCTCCATGGTTATTAAGTGCCCGACCTCGATTGAGGTATCCACAAAGATCCTCACTCCTACTGATCTGGCCTTACTGCAAAAATTTATATCTTCGCCCACGTGTCTCCCGTCCACAAAGCCGAACTCGAACCATTTGCCATCTATTTTATCACCTATCTGCATATCAAACAAGAGACAGCCTGTTCCTGTAGCATCGATCTCAATTAGGTCTCCTGAATATGCTTCCTCATCTGACACGTTGTGGTACTTACCGAGTTCACCCCGAAGAAATATCGGATCGAACGGCATCCATCTCCTGTGGACCCTGACCCCACAGATGTCGACCTTGTGGGACATCAGTTTAGTGAGCGTATCGTGAGGGTAGACCTGATCGGTGTCGAGCATGAGCAGATATCTTGCGCCTTCCATCTGCGCCTGTTCTACCAGAGAGTTCCGCGCGTCTGCTATCGACATCCCCCACGGCCCGTGTGGGAATTTCGGGACCAGAAGAGTATATGATTCAGGTTTCTCCATACAGGCATAAGATGTGAAGAATTGGACGGGCACTGTCGGGTCTACCAACGGAAATCCGATAGCTATTTTATTCCCGTACCTCTCTCGTTTCCGGCGGATGTAAGTCTTGCGGTCCTTCGCCAATACGTCATCCGAGTATGAAATCTTCAGGGCTGCGTCCTCGGAATCCCCTCTTCCGTTAAAAGGGTGGTCGTGAAGTATCTTAGAGCCTTTAGCAACTTTAAACCTCCCCATCTCGGAAGCGATATCTCTCAACTCATCATCGCTGAAACAATGATGATATTCTGTCGAGTAGAAAGATTCTCCACCCGTAAATTCAAGCATTTTCTTGTGAGACAGGACGTGGCCGTAGTCCATCCAGTCCCCTCTCAGTTCTGTCATCAACCCTACGACACCCCACCCGTCTTCAAACGTCTCCATTGTGGCCACAGCTTCTTCAAGGAAACCTGCTTGCGGTACCGAATCATCCCCGAGTAACAAAACAAGGTCGTATTTCGTTTGCGCTATCATAGGGATTATCTTTTTAAGCACACTGGTCTCGGATTTATCGACTTTTGAGATTATCTCGTACTCAATGTCACCGGCGTTGGCCGCTATCGCTTTCAGACAATCGTTCACCTTTTCAGTCCTGGTAATTGGTATAACTATCGACACTCCCGGTCTCATTTATAATACCTCGCCATATATTTTATCATGTATCTGAAATACTCATCGTTCTCTCCGTCCCGTAAAGGCTGTTGGTACCCACGTTCCATAATAATCGAAGTGTACCCAGTAGCAGTGGGTCTCGCGTCGTCATACAGAGTCGTAAGTGCTCCGTAAGCAGTGTCTCTCAGAGCAGATGTGGCAGCTATTATGTCGAATTGAATTGATACCAGTTCATACATCTTGCCAGCAAACCAATAGTCCGGGACAGCGAAAACATTAAAAAAAGCGTAAGTCATGGTAGCCCCCTGCGGAGCACGCTCTCTGAACATCCCTCCGGGCAGAGCGGCTTTCAGTGCTGCGCTCCCTGAGTATTTTGCGTATATTCCGGCTAATATCGCTTTCATTGCTTCGCCTGTAATGGGATTAAATCATACCCATAGTGTTTTGCGGCTTCACGAACATTTTCCAACGATAGAAGTGGCTCTGCTTCAATATCAAGACCTTCCATATATAAGCTTATCTGTGCTGAACAGATTTCATCTCTCCGCATTCTGATATCACATTTAGTGATTCCGGAAATCTTCCGCCCGTCAGACGATATAAACTCCGCGTCACGAGTGTTCGAACTGCATTTTATCCTAATGTATTCTTTTACCATAATCTCCTCCCGTTATTTAACCCCGAATTGTTGCCGAGCAAGCGATATGTTCATCATCCTGGCAGGCTCAAGGTACGGATGGGGTTGCGCTGGTCGTGGGCCTCCGTGTCCATGCTCTACCAAAAACGCCTGCATGGCCCCCTTACCACCTGCTCTGGTAATATATCCGCCATCTGGAAATTTACTTTTCTTGGCACGGATAGACCGTCTGAGGGCTCCGGTCTTATCCTGGAAGCCGGGCACCATGGACTTAGCGTCCCGGGCGATCTGCTTTGCTATTATCTCGGATTTCTCATCCAGAAACCTCTCCAGTTCCTCCATGAATGGCTCGACATTCCAGGTCACTGTTGCTGTCATGCTTTCACCTCGCACCATAAGATCATATCATTATCCCTCCCGTAATCTTGTGTGGATGTGATATCATAATTCTTGCCGCCTGTCACTACTCTTACCGATGTGACGATCCGACTGTCCCGGCGGATCTTCAGTTTTATCATCTCATTGGACGTCAGCTTGCCGGACTCTATCAGTTCATTGCCTTTCAGTGGCATTCGCTTTGCCCGAGTCGGGGCGCCGGCAATAGCCGCCCATGTCTGAGTCGGAGAACCTGTCGAGTCTACACCCGTAGAGAAAGACTGAAACTGAACAACAGTATCGAGATCTCCCGCCCGTATCATGCGAACCACCCGAGTCTGTAATTTCCGAGCAGATTTTGAAGATAGTTCGGTATTACCTGGATTGTCTGACCCTGACCGATCACAATAGTCTCTCGGTTGGCGTAAGCATCTCCTACCATCATCAGAATAGCGACCCTGATCGGTTCCGGAACTGCGAGTGGTACTGCCACACCACCGGTGGTGTAAGCGGCGTTATATGATGATCCATCGAGGCTGTAGGTGTCAGCCGTCAGTTTGGTTATATTCCAGGTGCCGTTGGCGTTCGTGTTCCCGCCGACATCCGATATGCGTACCCTGCGGCCCGTAAGGTACCCATGCCCGACCTGTGGGATCACAATGGGTGAGGCTGAAGATGCTCCGGTGATTGCCGTTGCAGCATGAGTTCCATATCCGCAGGTGAACTCGATCCGGATAGGGTTGCTCGGATACAGGCTCTCTGTCGGCCAGGACTCGTTATACCCAAGGACCACTCGGCCCGGGTCAGATTCGATATCAACGATATACTCTGAGGCAGTTACCGTATTCTCGGTCCCGTCCGTATCGAGATACTTCACACTCCCGACTGATTGGAGCGTACCGTAAGGCATATTAAACCAGTCGCCTGCCGGCCACTCATCTGCGTAGGCAGTCCAGGTCTGGGTCAGCAGTTTGCGGTTGGTGATACTCTCAACGGAAGCCACGGCTGAGAATATGAGTGACTGAACGTACCCGTAGTCTTCACTCGGAACACCATTTAGATGCTTGATCGCTTCGTCCAGAGAGACCACGTTGCCTGTCGGTTCTGTTACTATTTTAGTTTTCATTCAATCCATCCTCTAACTGCTGCTGTGCATGTAGTTCCGCCAGCCGAATAGTCGCCCACTGCCGTCATTTTGATATCTGTCTTCTCTGGAAAAGATCCTGGCACTTCGAGGGGTCTAAATGACGACCCGTTAAGAGAAAACAACTCACCGGCAGGAAGGAAAAAAGTCTTTCCGAACAATCTATACTTTGGAGTAAAAGTTACAGCGTTAAGCTTCAAGGAGTTCCCACCGGCACCACTGCCGACATTCAGACTTGTAAGGTGTAAAGTCTTTCCAGCGGGAACCGTATAAATCAATTGCCTACAGGCGGTAAGCCCTATTGGTATTACAGAGTAGGTTATCGTATTTGGGGTGCCTGAAGTATTCTTAACTGTTATGCGCCCGACTGCTCCACCGGAAGACCCTACCTGAGTGGCATAACAGGAATTTATTCGTAAAAACAGCGCCGTCGTGGTCACAACTCCTGTTCCGTTCAGAGTAACTTCCTCCGAAATCTCAGCATAGTTTGCGTCAAGTCCCGACAGCATCATCTTTTCCACACCTGTGTTGCCCTCATCATCATTGGCAGAGGTAGAAACCACATTCAACTGCTGGGCCGCCGCCGGGAAAACATACAGGCTCGCAGTACCACCTTCTCCTTCCCACACATCAACGGCAGTGGCGTTCACACCAGAAACCCTCCCAAACTTACTGTAGGGGGTGTGGCCAGCTATATCACCCTCCGACAATGCCAATAGGTAATCCTGTGAACAGATCTGCGGAGACTCCGCGTTGAACTGAAGACCTTTGTACGTTCCGGTTACTGTGTCGTATATCTTACCTGATACTTCGGCTCCAGTTGAGTCGAATTGGGTTGTTTTCAACTGAGTATTAGAATTTACAGATACCCCAGACTCCAGTTCTTCCAGACTGACCTTTATATTGGCGCCGTTCGTCAGGCTAACATTATCGTAAACTCCATCGGCTCTTTGGCCCGTTATAACAGCTTTCACAAGCTCGGCGTCATCCTGACTAACAATAGGGTCATCTATGTTATGACTTGACCACTTGATTGGGCCTTTTTTAATAACAGGGTGAATATAAAAAGATGTTTGCGCAACTGCCCCGTTAGTATAAACCATCCGATAATAAGCTGACTGGGCGGAAGGCGAGAAGAACTTATTGGCCCCAGCGACAATATCATAGCACTCCCCTTCATGCCAGTCTGTGCCGTTACAAGAATACTGTACCGACAGCTCGCCTGCTTGATCAGATCCAACCAGTGTGGCGATACAAGAATACCCAAGTATATTGGTGGCCGTTCCGGTAAAAACTTCCGCAATACCAAGGGGTGTTATAGTTGTATTATTAACATCTATTTTCCCATCTAATATCACATGTAGCTGACCGTCGGCGTCTATGGCTGCTTGGTTCGTACCATCTGTTATAATTACTTCAGTCCCTGACGCAAGTGCCACTGTTGGGCTCACAAGATACCAAGCATCGTCCGCAAGATTGAAGAAATACGTCTTACTGGTATCAACTTCCCGCCACCGGGAGCCGTTAGGTACGGTATTCCCGGCAGCGATAGTCGGTTTGGTCTCGGTTGACTTCCCCGAGAAGTTTTTTATGGTTGTCTCAAAAGAGTCAGACATTATTCTGAAATTTCTTCCCACATAAAACTAAATTGAATAGAAGTAGCTCCAGTTGCCAGGGTGGTGTCAGTCACAATCGAGCGACCAGGGGCAAGGATAATGCTACCTCCAAGATCGATGATCCCTCTGGAAGTTAATGCCGTAGTTGCATTAGTCCCGATAGACCCCAACACTTTAACGATAATAGGGACAACTATTGTGGCAGCGTCATCAACATAAGCTACCGATGTGGCGTACGCGTTCCGGGTACACCTGGCGACAATAGCAGCCGCAAAGCCTGAATCAGTTGTAGTGGCCAGAGCGAGAACAGAATCTCCGGCGGCAGCTTGATCCAAAGCCCATCCAAATTCATGGACAATAATAATTTTTCCACTGCCGGTTGGGTTCGCGAGCCCAAGACCCGTAAAGGTTGTGTTTAAAGTTGTACTTGTGCTTACCGGGGTTTGGTTGGCAGCATAAAAAAGCCTTCCGTTAATGGCCGCGTCTGCGTATTTTCCACCCCCAGGAACTGTAACCAATTTCCTGTCTGAATTAATCAATGGCGCCTGTCCGACGCCAGCCGTTGTTTTTCCGTACATTAGTAATCCCCTTTATTGATAGTTCAACGCATAAATTCTACGCAAATCCTGCTCCCACGCACCGTCATAATAGATATACTCTTCACCAGTATCTACTACGTGGATTGTGGACCCTTCTGCCACCGCAGTTTCAGGCCACGCATCAGAGGACAGAACATTCCACCGATGAATAACCGTTTGCAATTTAACAGTCATGGTGTCACCCTACCTGATTGCTTCTACATAAGCCCCATCACTCATGGGGACATAGAACAGTGAATGATACCCGGCACCGGCTGTTTGACTCGCAGTTGTGGTCAAATGCCCGATAGTCCCTACCCCATCCTTGTATCCAACGATCATCGGCTGGACGCAGGGGAGGTCAGAAATACCGCCGGTTGTGTTGGTACTTACATGAGTTGTTCCACCAACAGCCCCGCCAGTCCAATAAACTCTTCCACCGACAGTAATACTGGCGATAGAAAGACTTACGAGGCCCAGTTTTGTCGAAACTATTGCGGGGGTATGAGTGGCAGACGAGTATGTGTATTGAAACAACGTCGCGTCTGCTGCGAAATTCGTTGTGACTTCAAGCATCAAATTCATCAGGAGGATTCGCCCATATACATTAAAATCCTCTACTTGGGTTTGTGCCATGTATGTCGTGTTCAACATAACTCCAGTGTCGACCTGCATACCTCTAATGAGGTCGCCAATTCTTGCTCTTGTACTTGGTGCGTAGTTAGCCATTTGTCAGCTCTCCTATCTTCTTTTGGTGTTTCGTTTCGGCGTTATTGCCGGTTTTTCCACTTCAGGTTCTTCTTCCGGTACTTCAGGTACTTCAGGTACTTCAGGTACTTCAGGTACTTCAGGTTTCACCTTAGCAGCCTGTTCCGCTTCATAAACTTCATCCAGGTGGGTCTGGTACGGAACGGCTATCCCATTCTCACAGAACCTTCGGGCGAGGGACCTTTCGACATAACAGGACTGACCGTCTTTGTAGCCATCCTTATCTTGTTTAAAATAAATGTGCATAGTCATCTTACACTCTCCTTTTTATAGGGGGCCGTTAAGCCCCCTTGCTATTTTAGGCAGTGGCTGTCAATGACCGATTACCTGTGTATCTGGGTTCAAGGATTGCTACTGCATGGACGACTGCCGAAGTGCCGGCGGCAGAAATTGCAACCGTCAACCAGTTCTCGCCATTGGCCACATCCATGTCACTTCCATCAACTTCCAGGACCAACATCTTATTGGCAAAGGTGGCCGCAGCAATGGTGAGGGTGGCCGCGGAAACATTGGCTGTTAGAACGTCGGCATTGGCAGACCCGATAGTCGCTCCGCCATAGGCGTAGTCGAAGGTCAGGGCGCTGGTGGTGGCCCCGTCCGTGGCGCCAGAATTGACAGTCAGAACAGCATCGCCCACCATCGCCCCGAAGGTGATGATAATGGCTGCTCGGTGAAAACCTTTCATGTTAATGGAGTCCATTGAGACTCCGGCACCTGTGTCCGCGCTGTTAAGGATCGGGACAATCTTTTTCTCTTCTGCTAATCTCATTTTTAATACCTCATATTGTTAATTGTTCATTGCATATTAATTCGCGGTAAGTGCACCCTTCCGTCATGTGAAGCTCCTTATGACATAACTTACAAAGAGTTATGCAGTTGTCCGGGTCATTACCGACCATCTTATTCTGAGTGTAGCTTAAAATATGATGGCAATGTAAAGTTTTTTCTGACCCGCATTTCTGACAACGGTAGCCGTCACGCTTTAAAACAAGTTGTCTTAGAAAAGGAACAACTTCTCTGGATGTGGCTTTTTTAAAACCTTTTGGGAATGAACGCCGGTGATAGATCGAACATGCGTCCTTGCATCCTTCGTCACAATAAAATCTGCTTTCTTGGCTGATTGATCCTCTGCCATTGAGAGATTTTATTCTGTCTTGGACCTGCTCCCTTGTAGGGACTACTGCCTTACCGCAATACGTGCATTCTACTGAAAGCGAGCCGTCTTCATTTTCTGATACTTTTTCAGCGAAGGATAGTTGCGACGCATAGGTTTCATACGACGCAACTTGATTTCCCCCGGCCCAATTAGGGCTTTGCTCGCCAGAAAAATGTTTACTGATACCCGCGTACTGACAGGCATTGTCGCAATAGACGTTGCCTGTCTCGGGTATCCTCGACGGGTTTACTTCCATCGCTTTTCCACAACTTGCACACTTCGTTTTTATCTTCTGGACATACTTCGGGTTGTTCTCGCCCATAAACCTTTCTTTTGCGGCTTTCCTGTTCCATTGCTGGAAATGTTTTTTACCGCAAAAGAAATTTCCGGTTTTATTACTTTTGATATCTTTAGGGAATACAGAAACGTCTTTGCCACAAACGGCGCAATTGAATATCTTGGACTTCAACGCAACTTTCACACCGTGCTTTTTTAGCCAATTACCGATGGAGTTTTTACTAAACCCAATCTCTGCTACTATTTGGCTAAAACTTAGACCATTTTTATACAACTCAATAGCCTTTTTTTGTGTTTCCAGAGAAGCTCTATTTCTGTATTTACTTGGCATCAATAAAATCCCCTAAAGCCTTTATTATGCTCTCGTATCCAATTTAATAAAATGACTTAAGGTCGATGTGCCCTTGAAAGGCGTAATTGGCGATCCTAAAAGCGGTTGGCCGTCAAATCTGTAGGTAAATTTGAATGTGCTCTCGTCTACCAGGAATTGAACATGCACAGAAACATCACCTTTCAACCCACCTTTGTCAATAGCTTTATACTGGCTGAAATCGCACAGCATAATGTCTCCTGTTGTACCTACGGTTTGACATTGCTCAATCGGAACTACAGGGCGGCCAAACAAGGTGCCATAAGGACTTACAGAAACACCGCCAGCGGGCATGTAAACAGGAACACCGCCGGTACCGACCGCGATACTCATCTGATTCAACTGAGGCTCACAATCCTGATTAATAATCCATACCGCGTTCGGGCGGGATTTTGCCATCAAACGGGACCACATGTTGTTGATGTTCTCAAAAACGATGGTGCCAGCAGCTTGCCCATTCTCTTTACCGACAGAAACGACACACCCTGAGTTAAGAATGCCGAGAGCTTCCCCCGCACCTGTTCCATTTATGATATGGTCTGTGAGTTTGAAATCAAACTCATCTCTGAACCCTTCAGTGATGGTCTGCGCCAGAGCGTTTGTGTCTTCAAGAAGCTCATCAGTGGCATAGCAAATACCCATGAGTTTGTTTAGCTTCAAACTGATTTGCCTGAACTTCGGTCTACTCGCTGTTACCGCTGCGGCTTCTGCGGCTGTGTAAACTGCGATACCGCCCGCTCGGGAGCCATTAACCCTGGAGGTCTCATCGAGACCATTGAGCTCCATACTGTTCTTGTTTCCGGACAACGTGATTTTCGAAACTTTGGGCAGGATCATTCCTGAGTCCCATACGTTCTTCAGAATACTGTCGGAGTATTCAGTCTGAACCAGGAACCCTCCGTCGGATGGAGTGGTTTCGTTCAAGCCAGAAGCCGCATTGTATAGTCGCGGGTCTACTGCCCCGCCTCTGGTTCCAGCCACCATAACAGCCGCCATCTGAGAGCCGAAAGAAGCGAACTTATCCTTGGTCCGGTTGTCCACACCTACTTCATACTTGGAACCGTCTTTTACAGCAGTCTTCCTGGGCAGAGGGGCATCCAGTCTTGACGTAATTTCTTCCTGGCGTTCCATGGCGAGAACCATTTTCTCGACATCTTCAATTTTATCGAGGATGTCATTTTTCAAATCAATTTCTTCGCCCGTTAAGTCTCTGGACGCAGAAATGGCAGCGGCATCGAGGTCGCCTACTTTATTGGTGAGATCTTTGATCTCCTGTCGGTACTGAGTGATTGTCTTCATCGTAAATTTACTCCTTTAAATTAATTTTTTTAAAACTCTATCCGCTCGTGCAAGCAAGGCGGCAGAAGACATTCTCTTATCAAATTCCTTCGGTTCAACGATAGGAATCACCTCATCTACGACTGTGGCCACAGGTTCGATGGGTTCCGGTTCCGGTGTGGCGGAAACATCTCGTTTCTCACCTGCCAGCCCTTCAGATATGATAGCCTTTGCCTGTTTAATAGGGCATCCTGCGTCCCGTAGAATGCGCTCAACTTCTCTTGCTGTTAAATCTTTATCTTCACCGGATTTCAATTTATCCGGAACTTTCGCAAATACTGACAGGTCGAACATCGTGGCTTTCGCTTCCGATTCTCCGGCTATGCTATCGATAAATCCAGCATCGAGAGCTTCCTGTGCTGTGAACCAAGTTTCAGCTTCCATCAGCGCCAGAACGTCTTCCTCAGACTTGCCGGATTTATCCATGTAAGTCTTGGCAATCGTGCCACGCACTTTGTCCAGCAGTTCGGCCTCTTTCCTGAAATCCTCAGCGCCCCCGGCCATCATAGACCAGGGCTCATGGATCATCATGAAAGCGTTCTCAGCCATAACAACCTCATCCGCAGCCATTACAATAACGGAAGCGATGGAAGCCGCCAGACCGTCCACATGGGCGACCACTCGGGCCGGATGCTGCTTGACAGCATTAAATATGGTGGTGCCATCAAATACCGACCCGCCCGGGGAGTTGACCCGGATATTTATCAGCTTTGATGTGATTTTGTTAAAATCTTTGACGAATACACTGGCATCTACACCCCAAAAAGACACCTCGTCATAAATGTAGACAGTTGTTTCGTCCGCTTTGTTCTCAATCCTGTACGCATTGCGAGTGTTTCTTTGGAATATGCTTCTCATAATGATTCCTCGTCATCGTTATCCGATCCGTCCGTATCGGGTGGATCAGTGGTTTCCTGTAGGTTCTTACCAACATCTTCAAGTTTCTGTACGTTCAAAGATATGTGATGCACGTACCCATCGTCTATTGGGTTCATGTCTTCTTTTGCTCTGACCTCATTTATACTGAACACACCTCTGTCCAACAATACCGTATAAAAATCAGCCCGGTCCTTGCTGCTCCCTCGTAACAGACCTTCGAGAATGTGCTTGAAATATAATCCATTACGGAACTCAGGTACTGTTAGTAACTGCAAGTTATAGTTCTGCTCAAGACGGACAGCCCATGGTAACAAGCAATCTGTCACAAAGGCTGTCTGCTCAGACTCTATGTTATTGAAGGATGACTTCGAGAGGTCTTTGAGTTTATGTGGGGGGATATTAAACATCCGAGCTATTTCAGATATCTGCCACGCTCTCGACTCAATGAACTGTGAGTCATTCGGTGGTATTCCGAGGGTTTCAATCTTCATGCCCTCTTCAAGCAGCATGAGTTTGTGACTCTTACCGAGTCCTGAGTGCGCGTCTTTCAGGGAGCTACTGAGATTTTTATGGGCTATTTCCGACAGTTTACCAGGGTGATTAACAATCGTTCCCGGGTGCGTCCCTTGCCCGAAGTAGTTACTCCCGAAAGTCTCCATGGCTTTAGCAAGACCGATACCATTGCGCGCCATGTGTATCACGGAGTACCCAATAAACCCATCGAACCCAAGGCCCGGGACGTGCATGATCTGGCGCCGACCGAGAACCACCGGGTCATCAACACCGACATTTATTTCATAAACCATGTCCCCGTCGATCATCTTAGGTGACACACGGTTCGGTGTGATTGGCCACAACTCAACTATCTGGCCCCTGGTATTATAAACTTTCTCGGCGTATCCATTGCCCCACGTAAGGATGTGGGACAGCAAACACTCACGGACAGCCATGGCCGTCATAAGCGGATTACCGGCGGAGTGCATCGTTCTGTATAAAGGGTGTGTTATCGCAGGAAGGGTGTTTTTACCTTGAGCTTGCATAAGGTGCAGAGGGAGCGCACCGATGGTGCCCGCAATGAGAGACACTGCGTTCCAGACGGCAGAATAGGTTAAAGCTGTGTACTCATTTATATTTTCACCTGAAGGGGATTGATGTCCCGCAAGGTTCCATAGCGCCGAGTTCCACATCTTTTCATCAGTTATTCTGGCAGCCGCCGATATCAGCGCTCCTGGGCGAGGCATTCGGGACATAAGGCCCATCAGCTTTTATTCCCCATGAGATACCCGGCTATGATAAATAACGCGCCCACAACAGAAAAAGCGATCCAGGGCTCTTTCAGATACAAACCATATCCGAGAGTTCCGATGCCGCCTAAAAATAGTACGTCTCTAATGTCTATTCGCTTCAAATAAAATACCCCCGCTAACGGTTAGTGTATAAAATACCACTACGTTATCGGGGGTGTCAAGGGGTTGTATTGGGTTCAAGCACTGTTAGGGGGCAGGAAGTAAAATAGGTCCCATCCATTTAGCTTTTTTTAACATCCCATGCCTGCCCACTCTTCTACCATTAGTCGTACGTTCAACAACTGGTGACAGTGTTCCTACACCACTGACAATAACCAGTTCCGGACACCCTCTCCAAACATCCAACATTAACCAATACCCATCTTCTGTCGGTACTTCTTTCCACTCTGTCATAATATCCTCCTGTTATAATCTAACCCCCGGTACCCACCATTTCTCAGGGTCCCACCAACCCGTGAAATCCGGGCATCCGGGACACTCACGAGTCTCGCAGTCCGGCAGAGACTGGCAGTAATCTCCGCGTTTATCAACCGACCACTTCGGTGCCGGCACCCTGGGTTTCTGCGGGGGGCTGAAACTCTCCCTACGTCTCTTTGCCATGGCCTCCGCCGCGCAGTCTGGACATCTGATACCCCCTGGGCCTGTCGGCTTCAGCATGTACCATTCCAGGCAGTCCTCACACTGTTTCTTGCGCCCAGTTACCGGCTGTTTGTGTTCCCGGCAGAGGATGCGGGTGCTGTGACCGGTACGTGATCGATATATCCCTGATTTTGGAAGCTCACAGCCACATTTGCAAATATAGATTATTTCAGTATTTAAGCCTTGGAACTCTGAGGTCATTTAAACTCTCCCGCAATAAGAACTGTTTTCTGATAGCATGTCGGAGTATCTTCTCCCGTAGTGGCCTGGTGGCAGTATAATACATCGGGCAGTCCCGTGAGTGCGTTCCGCGCTGCCAGTACCCACGTCCCGAGAACCCACAGAACGCGCAGGGGCTGTTAAGAACGTGTTTTGTCATCAGCTTTAGGTTCCTTCCACTTATAGGATTTACAGCGCGGGCAAGTCCTGGGATTATCCACCAGTGGAGTCCACACCCATGTGCATCGCTTACAGGTCTGTTCTTTTCGTTTCTTACTCATAGTTCACTCCCACTGTTATTTTTGGTGTTAATCCGGTCAGCATTCCGCGTTTGTCATAGATTAGCTCGCTGTGAAGGCACACTTTCTCGACGTACACTCCGGTCTCTTTCTGGAACTCTGTCAGAAGATGGAGAATATCGAACTCCAGTTTCTGTTTCTTTTCTTTAGTTTCTTTTAAATCCATTTAACACCTCTATTTCAACTGTTATTCGTTTCTCCCCTGTCCGTGGGTCGGTGAATCTCCGCATTCCTCTGAAGCTGCCAGGGCCGAACATCAGATCATATTTGTGCCGGTACTTAGCGCACCCCGGGTCGAACCGACGGTAAGTATTCGTCAGTTTCGCCCAAGACCAGAAATTCTTTGCTGTATCTGGCAATTTAGAACCGTCTGAACGGAACTGGCGGTTCTGGATCGGCACACATTAAATTCAAGTGCTTTTCCATGCTCTCGATATGTTTCGCAGTGTCTTCAATACTTTTCTGATAAAGATTTTCGATAAATCCATGATCAAAGAAGGTACGGCCTTTAGCTGGACAAAGTTCATTCAGCCCAGAAGCTACTGAGCATTTGACATCTTTTCCAAGATCTCTGCACATCCTTTGGACACGAACAGCCTCTCTGCCGCTGCGAAACAAAATCCGATCACCGGTCTTTACTGCTTCCACCATCCGTGTAGTTCTGCCTGACCTTCTGGCCGACTGAAAATACCCGTTGACCATTCCTTTTACAGCATTGTCAATTCCGAAAAAATCTGTCATAATATTATATCTCCGTGCATTTACCAGTTACTGCCACCAGAGCGGAATCAAAGTCCGCCCCGACCCCTGAGATGAACAGGTCTATCTTTTCCTGCTGTTTCTCAGATAAATTCTGCCATTTCTGTCGGCCATGTTCCGTTCTCTTCAGAACGATGGAACAGCGAGTCTGTATGCTCCAATCGCACGAATAGAACCGCCAGCCTGTTGGAATTGTGTTGAGCGGAGACAGTCTGTACGGAAGTAATTTTAAGCCTACATCACCGGCGATTCTCCTGGCTATCTCTTTTTCTTGTTCAGAGTATTTGGATTTTAATAACCCTTTTTCGTCCAGTTTTCTGATCAACTCCTTCTGCCAGGGTCGTAGATTTGCACCCAATACTTCCGAACAGAAGGTTATAAGTCTGTCAGCTTTCGTTGTCGTATTATTCACCGTGGGACTCCTTGTATTCATGGATTAAACTATGCAGAGCCAGTATTCCGTCTCTGAACTTCAAATTCATAAGATCGACATACGAATCGGCTATTTCCAATTCAGAAATTATGAACTGAAAATTATGAAATTCTCCGAACTTGAAAACTCGTAAACGAATCTTGAACCAAGAGTCTTCTTGAGTAAGCAGTATCTCCCCATCATCACCAAAGTGGTGTTTCATCATTTTCATGGCGTCGAACAGATCAAATTTCATTTCAGTTTCTCCAGTTCACGTTTGTTTTCTTCGACCTCCGCAATCTTTTTGGCGTTCTTGGCTTTCAGCATGTCGTACTGAGATTTAAAATGAGTGACCTTTTTTTCACAAGTTTTACATTTCTCATACCCATACCCGTAATAATCAACCCAATAAAAATCAGTTTTACTGTGATAGCACTCCAGCATTTTCAGTCTTTTGTATAGCTCGCCGTTGTCTCGTGTCAGGTTATCAATCCTGTCATTCAAGACCTCGACTGTACTCTTTAGCTCTCTGATCGTCTTAAAGAAAAACATTTTATATCCTCCCGGTTAAATTTAATACAGTAGTATCAGTATAATCTTTATTTGTCAAGTGGTATTTATTATAATACCAATACCCCCCGTCCTTCATAAACTGATGGTTCGGCAATAGCGTCGGAGTGGGCGGCGCTTAAAGCCATGGCCGCTGCTACAATTCCGTCTATTCTGCCGGTTGATTTAATCTTATCGAACTTACGACCTCCGGCTGGATCTGCCTGGACCCGAGTATTCGCTGCGCACATGTGCATCACAGGGTGTTTCCCGTGTCTCATGCGCCCTTCGACCAGGGCGTCCTCCAGTCTCTCGACCGCCGGGCTCATGTCTTTATACCCTTGGCCGTGCGGAATGAGCCTCAGACCGCCCGGAATTTCATCATCCTGGCCCTCTATCCATGCGTCCACACCTTCTGCTATCAGTTCGCGCTGAAGGTCCGCTATGCGCCATCTATCGAACCGTATGCCCCCAATTTCGTATTTGCCGTGGGCTTTACCCAACTCTATGGCGACATACCGATAATCTATCGTTTTTCCGGGTACTGCTGTCAATTTCTCTTGACTTACCCATAGGGAATATGGGGCTTTATCCCGGTCTTCTCTGAAAGCAAGGGTGTCCGCCGGGGTGAAAAAGTGCATCATCATGTGGATTATCCCGTCGTCATCTTCACATGTGAACACCAGGGCAGTGAGGTCGTTCTTGGCCGAGAGATCAAGACCTCCGTAACATTTACGGTCATAAAATACGCTCTCATCTACCGGACCTGAATTTTCCTTCCAGACTTCAGGTGTGATGAAATGCTCGGACGCGGAGATCCGCTGATTCAGGTAGAGATTCCGAAAACCAGCCGCCATGGACGGCATTTTCTTGGCTTTTTTAGCATAATCTCGCATACCGATGAGAGATCTGAAGTCACCAAGAGCCGGATTAGCTTGGTACCATACTTCTTCGTTCCAGATATCTTCCTCGTCCAATGGGACTGCGTATAGGAAACTCACGAATGCCGGATCTTCTTTAGTCTCACCGTAATCTATCAACTGTGATAGGAGAGCGGTGTCCGATGGTGCCTGGGTAGAGAATGTCCACACCATCGGTTCTTCATGGGCATCAGTGGAGGTCATCAGCGCGTCGTACAGAGTTCGGTCAGTCCCGAACTCCGCCAGCTCATCAAACGCGATGAATGACGAACTCTTCCCCATTTTACCCTTCTTTTCGCCTGATAATACGGTAAATACTGATCCGGACACTGGGTCCTGGATCTTTTTACGGGATTCAGTGACGTTCAGACGTTCAGAGAGTTCTTCGTCCATGTAGACGATAGCACTGGTATAATTGAAGATGATAGCCGCCTGCTCCCTGTCAATCGAGAGGCTGTAAAGCTGGCCGTTACGGACGGCCTCCGGGCCGCAGAGGTGGCAGAGGCAGAGCGCCGCTACAAAAGCTGATTTACCGTTCTTGCGTCCAATTGAGAGGACCGCTTGACGGACCAGACGCAACCCTGTTTCGCTTACCGGGTCATAAACCGCCCGGATAATATCTTTCTGCCAGTCCCGCAGCACGAACGGCATCCCTGCGTTCGTCCCGTCTGGTAGACGCAGGGTCTCAATGAACTCTATTATGGCTGTGGATCGGTTAATCAATACGTATCACATTGTCCGCGTCGAAACCATAGCAGAAATCTATTGGCTCTATTTTTTCTAAAGCCAAAATAAAAGACGGCACGGCTTTTTTCAAAAATAGATAATCCATGTTCTTAGACCAATGTGATGGTCTTGGTATTTTCATTTCGTGGAAAAACTCGCGTATAGCAGTTTCGAGCGACCTTTCTGAAACTAACATCTCTCACCTCTTCTTGCGTAGAAAGTTCAAAATATCCCTCAGTGTTACATCCTCTTTCAGCACTCGCTTCGGTGGTGGAGGTGGAGGGGGCGGCGGCTTGACGGCATTCTTCGGGCAAGGTCTTGGTGCATGTGTCATATCATCACCCCTTAAACATCTTCCGGCCTGACGTGGCCGCTGGTTTCTTCCGGCTGTCGGTATTGACGCCCCGCTGTTTCAGGTGGCGACTGGTGGTACACATAGACCCCAGGGAGTCTTTCTTCACGCCGAACCATGGGTTTTTCATGGGTTTCATCAGTGGCTCTCGATACCCCTCCACGTCCTGTTTCATAAACCCGACCACCATTTCCACAACTGCTCCCTCCTTGGCCAGAACCTTACTGGCTTGATTGTGAATATCTTCCGCATCGCAGAACCCTCGGAGCAGCACAACGGCTTCCGGATCGAATGTTCCCTCCGGGTGGCCCGCTACTATTCGTTTGAATAAATTGCGTGCGCGGGCTGTCATGCCGTGTGGGGGGTTCGGCCTGGGCTGTCTGGTGGTTGTCGGTAATACTGTTATCGCGTTCTTTTGTCCTTCCGGAACTGGGCCTCGTTTTCCCATGGTTTATTCCTCCTCTGGCGGTTTTATTGGACCATACCATTTTCCGGCCACTTCACTTACCGTATAATCGTGAAGATTTCCAAGAAAATTAACCCTTGTTAAACCAGCATGTTTTGATTTTCTGAATTCAGCGAACATAATTCCGTGGTCGCTATCATCGAACCAATAATACCCATCTTCGGTAGGCTGGTCTTGCCATGTTCCAGCCAATGGTCTTCCGCAGATTCTGCAAAAATTCCCAGATGCTCTGTTATCAGAACATTCTATGCAATCTGATTGTTTTAATTTATCCATACTCTCCTCCTACTATTAATTCAGGCAGAGGGGCAAACATACTCTGCGTCTTGTACACGCTGCTTCCAGCGGATGCCCTGATTGTTTGCACTCGCCCGGTGTTATTCAGTTGGTGGCTCAACGTAACACCAGTGTGTTACTTTATAAGCGAAATCAATCCAATCTTTCGGTTTTTTAGGGTCATCAACTTCGCTTCTGAACCCAAGTTCTATAGTCATGTCATCCTCGCCCCAATATCTACCAAATCCCAATACCATTTCCCCGGTATCTGGCAGCTTATCAATGCTTTTTATCCAATCCATATCATCCCCCTATCGTTATTCAGGCAGAGGTGCAAACATACTCTGCGTCTTGTACACGCTTTTTCCAGCAGATGCCCTGCGTACTCATATTATTCCTCTCTCCGTGTAAAGGAGGACGGGATTCGAACCCGCACCTGTCCATATTTTTGATGTTCGGTGACATCGAGGGCTCGAAACCTCGGGCCTGGAATTCTCCAGCACAGTAACCATTGTGTTACCTCCTTATAATCACCTCTTCCAAGGATGCCCGTCGTGCAGAGGGTATCCTTCTTCGTCATAGCCAGCCGGGTCTTTTATTCTCCCATGGCGCTTCTCATGGCACAGGAAGCATAGGGACCATAAGTTCTCCGGGGCGTTATTATATTGGTTCTCATCCAGATGATGGACCGTCCAGGCGGCTTTGTGGATCTGTTTAGACGCGCAGTCCTCGCAGAGTGGATGTTCTGCGAGGTGTAGTCGTCTCACACGCCGCCACACTGTTCCATACCCTCTGGAACTTGCCGACCCTCGGTTATCTTTACGTGTCCATGCCATACAGTATATGTATCATTTAGTCGGTTGCTGTGTCAAGCGCTAACCTCCTATGTAAGAACTCCAAGATCTCAAAGTTCGTCATTTTATTTATGTCTCTGATAGACTCGCAGGTCACTCTGCCGGTTACTTGGATCTGTAAGTCAACAGACGTGTACGAACAGGACAAACCTGTGGCGTAACCTGAAAAATCTAAAGTCTCACCGTTTTGAATGGTTGCTTTAAATAAGACCATGTCTCCTGACATCTGGGTGTTTTGGAGACTGAGGTACTGTTTTCCTGAGCAATGCAAAGAGAATGAAAAACTCTCAGACTTCATGCCACATACGTACTGTCTGTACACTTGGCCTGGTTCTTCCGGCAGCTCAATACTATCCCGAGACACAACCCGTTCCACAGACCGGACGACCCCGCAGTTTATTTGCGAGCCGTCAGGATCTATGATGAATAGCGCGTTATTCATCTGTCCCACTTCCATCCTGTGAGGGTCTGCATTTCTCTCGTCTCATGCGGGAACACGAAGTCATCCACATCTTTGTCGAGCAGAGAAGTCATGTCAGACTCCAGTTTCGCCAGGACTTTCCGGGCTGCGTCCAGTTCCAGTTGTTTTTCTTTCAGCAGGTATTTGATGCGTTCTTTCCGTTCTGCTGTGATTTCCGCCTTTACTTCTGTCATTACGTCTTTTACTTTCATAACAAACTCACTCCATATTTAAGTATTAAAAAAGATAATGCTGCTGCCGCTACGAGAGTTAAAATAGTATTCCTTGTGCCTTCTTCCTCATGGATGGCCCAAAGTAAGAACACCCCTGCACATAATATGGCTGCCGGTTTCATACTTCCTCACATCGGGTAATTACGGTTATATTTACGCTCAGATCCCGAGTGCATTTAATCTCAGTGTCTGGGCAGTTCCCTATCGGTTCGTGGTCTTTACCGTGGGGGCACCGGCAGCATTTACGGAACTGTTGGTCATATTTGTTACATTTTACTTTCATGGCACCCTCCGTTTCTTTGGGATTATAAATTTAATATGGTATCGTTCGATAGCCTCTTTGATTTTTTTGTTCACTATCCGGTAGCCACCTGCTACATACGGTGTTTTAACCCTGGCCAGTTTTAATAAGACTTCTATCCCGAATGATTTCATACACCCTCCACTCGCCCGGTCTCAGGCAGGTTAAATACATGGAAACCGTGCTGTTTTTCCCCGGTATATCTCCAATCAGTTCCGTCAGTCTCAGTTAATAGTATTAAGTCATCTACGCCACCGAGCCTCTTTAATACTTCATAAAATTCTTCCATCCTCTCAGGATCAGGTGGTCGGAACCAAGAAAGTCCATATTTCTTACCAAGACTGATCCCAATCCCAGAAGGTCTGTGGACTAAAAACATCCTGTTATCTGCCATTATACACCCTCCACTCGCCCGGTCTCAGGCAGTAACCATTTTACCACATCTTTCTTCGCTGTGAGTACTGACCGTATGGCTGGCGCCCCGAGCAGATCCTTGATCCGGTAGACCCTGGCGGTCATGGTGGACGGTTGGACTACGTAGATGAATGTCTTTTTGTTTTTATTTTTCATGGTGGGCGGCTCCTTATGATATTTTCAGATAAGAAGTTATGTTGTATCCTTTAACCTTCCGATAGTCGCTTAAAAGCATAACCCCGTTTTTTCCCGGATCATATATTTTACCGCCGCACTTCAAAACCCAATGCCAATTGTATTTTTCCCAATCCAATTTGACTTTAAGGATAGCCGTTTCTGGGAGTTTGCTGAAATCTCCATAAATAGGCATTAATCGCGTCGCCGACCTATTTTTTAATTTTCTCAATGCTTTAGAGATATCTTTTGTTTTAGTAGAACCTTTAGTTCCGAAAGCCTTAAAAGCTTGATGCAGCGATATACCAGCGAACATAGCTACGCAGCACTGCCCACAACAATACATGTCTTTCGGCTGCGCTTTATACTTTATATTCATATCATCACCTCAATCTGTTCAATCAACCATTTATCCCAGAACTTTCGGTCTACCTGTGCTGGCAGATTCGTCAGTTCTGATAATAATTCGATGTCGCCCATCAGTGCTTCCAGCCACGGCGCCACTTCCGTCAAATAGTCCCTCTTACCGAGCTTAACGTCTCGTATCATTTCAGCCTGCACCAACGGGAATTTGATGTCTCCGTCTGAGAAGATACTGGATATCTGAAAAGCATATCTGATTGCATGGGATACTGCCTTCCAGGCGATCCCTTCATTCTTTTCGGCCAGTAGCGCCCAGTGTCCGTAGGAATCTATGAATTTCCGCAAGATGTCAATACAGTACCCAATCTGTGCTGTTTTCTGCATCTTTTTACCACAAACCTGATAGAACTCTTCTTCCGCTCCACCGTGGGTCTTGTGGGATACGAAATGAATGTGTTCTCCTGTTGGAAGGCCGTCCCAAATCCACTCCATCTTTCCGTAAGGGTCACAACATTCAAGAAGATTCAGCACGACTCTGGCATCAGAGATCCGGCTGCCTTTGATCCCATACTTAGCGGCCTGTTCCCGGCAGTACCCGACAAACCCTTTCAGATTGTTGGTATAGAATCTGGATCTGTTTTCATGGATAAAATCCCATGCCCGGCTGGTTTTGATCAGGTTCGGCTCGTTTACATGCAGCATATCAATGGCAATTGTCTCCCCTTTATACGCAAGTTCAAGGAAATAATGCAAGGAGTACAGTTCAATGTCCACATCTTCTGCCGTGTTCTTGCTCTTATCATTCCCGCTGTTGTAACTGACAGTCTTCGGAATCTTGTTCAGGAAGATTTCTTCCTTCGTGGGCATGAAGATTCCTTTAAAATCTTCATCACTGTCGGGCGTGTCAGTCCCATAGAGATGCGACCCAAACCGCATCAATAACAGGATGTCTCTGTCTTTGCAGACTGCTTCCAGGTGTCTGTTCATCACAATCTCCTCGTTTTATAATATCGTTCCACCAGACCTTCGGCTATCCGGTACAATTCTTCGTTACCTTCCGTCAGCACTGCCAGGAGCCTCTTCTTTTCGTGCATGTATACTCTGGCAAAATCACAATCGTTTTCGTGTTGTCTATCAGATCCGCCAGTTTGATCGTCTTTGCGTCCGGAGAGGCTTCTTTGGTGTGCATGAGGTCGATCCCCTTACGCTTGGACCTGTTACCGTCACTGGGGGCGGATATGTCTGTCAGATCAGCTACCAGACAAGCCACTGAGTGGCCAAAAGTGAGGGCTATATCGATTATGTTCACACTTGTGTCTTCCACCACGTCGTGGAGTGCTGCCGCTGACAGTAACTCTTCACTATTCGATACTGAGAAAACCAACCCGGCTACGGCCAGGGGGTGGCAGATATAGGGTTCGTTGGTATACTTCCGGTACTGCCCGGAATGGGCTGCTTTGGCGAATGTCATTGCTTGGTTGAGTTGTGAGTACACGTTTGCCCCCTTTGTGGTTCTATATCATCTATTTTCAATTTCTCTTTCTCTATAGCCTTTCACTGGAACAAAGTTACTGCCTATCACATAGACATTTAAACATTTACCCTTTGTTTTTTCCGCGAAACGGATTGCGAGTTCCCATGCCTCTTCTTCTGTTTTAATGAGAGTTTCACCGTCGTGTTTTTCTGGAAAATAGTCTGAGTGCAACATGCCTCCTCTTTTATGCTCAAAATGTACCATGTACCCTTCCGTCTCTTGCCCGTCGATTATCTCTAAAGCTTTTTTAAGTTTCATAATCTGTTCTCCCGTTAAATTTAATCCTGTTCAAGTAGTATCAGTATAATATCTATTTGTCAAGAAAAATAAAGCCCACCAGGAAAATAAATCTCTGGTGGGCTCGGTACGACTACGTGGTTACTGTATTACAATTCGTCCAGCATCTTCCGGAGGTCTTCCATACTGGACTCCTGGAGAGACTGGTCTTCTTTCATGGCCATGATGGACATGATCTTCTGTTTCTTTTCACGGAGAGCAACGGCTTTTTCCGCTTTTTCAGCCACTTCCAGGCGGACGTTGATGATGTGGGTAACAATATCAAAGGCAAGCTGTGTCAGTGCATCATGAGACTTCACCTTTACCACAAAACTCTCGACATCATCAGTGTTCAGCTTCCGGTACAGGCCCTTCGCGATGTCGTCCAGGTTGGCGCCGTTTCCGGTCAACGGAATATCCCACAAATCTTCAACTGTCAGCAATCCTTTGGGTGTTTCAAACCGTAATTTAATTTTACTCGCTTTTTCAAACATGATTCTTTCTCCTTTAGAAAATTATTTTTATGACTCTGGAAAAACTCCCGTTCACACGGCAAAGCACGCTGTTTCTTTGGGTTGATGAGAACCCAAGACCGCTGAGTTGATTGTCTGACTCTTCCGTCTTCATCTTGGACCCAAGGACCTCGAACACTTTTCGGTGATCCCGGAGTTCATCCGTCAGAAATTCATTGAAGAACCCCCGAGCCTGGCCTGGATTCAGGCAGTTTTCGATCATGAAGAAGAAATGCCTGTTACCTGTGGTGCGCGAGTCCCAGTGGTTCGGGGAGTACATCACCATCGACACGTTATGGAACTTCTGTGTGTTCACACCCCATGCTTCTTTGGATGTCTGCCCATGCTCCAGTTTATGTTCTATCGTGAATCTCCCATTTTTTAGTGTAACAACAGCGACGGTAACCCACTCTTTGTTTCTTGTGGGGGGGTATTCATATTTGAAAATATTCCCATCAAATTCAATTTCTGCTTCACCCCTGCCCCCACTCAACCGAAAATTCCAATTGTGAATTTTGCAGATATATTTTCCCTCGGGCATTTTAGACAGAGATGGAAAAGTGATGTTTTCGACAGGGACAAATCCCTCCTTGGCCTGTTCAGTATAATCCACATCTTGCACCCCTCCAGAGGAGTGGTCATTCCGACAATTCCACCCAACCCTTCTCCCAGAACCGTATCTGTCGTGTATTTTATCATCAGTATGATTGTTGCCCGGCATAAATACATGCAAATCCATCAAAGATCGGTTCGGCTCTAACCGATTCCACGAATGCGTGAAGCGGAACACTCCGTCGACCCTTCCTCCAAGTTTTTTAACCTTTTCTCGTAATGAGTCGGCTACTTCCCCGGCGTATGCCCAACTGAAATTGTTATGCCATTTGAACATACCTTTGGCTGTGGGGTCCACCGGGGCAATCAGACTTACCATATTGCTGGTGTGCCGGTTCTCCAACATAAGTTCGATGGAACTGGCGGACGGCATGATCTTGGATATGAAAGATTCAATACCCACCTCTTCCACTTTGTCCAGTTTTTTAAGATCTTCCGGTACCTGGCTGGCCAGTTCATCAAACACATTCATCCGTTTTCTGGCAGTTCTGTCGGCGAACAGCACATTGTTGATTGTGATGTCTTCGGCCACTGCGTACCGACGGTCAAGGGCCGATGTGTAGCCGAGGGCGTCAATTTCATCCTGGGCTCGTTGGATCATTGCCTTTGTGATCAAAGCAGTGGGCCGTTTGTAGTTGGTCGGGGCCACTTTAGCCTCGAAGGAAGCGACCGCTTGCCCGAGTTCACGCCCTTCGGACAGATCCGTCACCAAGGTGCCGATGGCAGTATTCCTGAAATTGGTCACTGACTGAGGAACGTCCTGGAAAGACAGCCAACAAAAGAGATCCTGTTCAGGGCAAGGGTCGAACAGTCTTTTTATTTCCCGGAACTGCGCCACTGCAAATCTGTTTTCTTCCCCTCGATATAGAGAGTTCTGGTCGATCAGTTCTATAACAGTCTCAAGGGCATCGACAGTTATCTCAGACAGACTGCGAAAGAACACACCTCTTGTGCTTCTGGCTTCGGACAGTTTTGTTCCTTTGTCATCTTTTCTGACCACATACTCCGGCGGAATCTTGATAAAGAAATGTTCCCATGTCAAAGTTTCTCCAGACTCCAGGGCCTGGTAGTTTTTGTCGGTACCGGCAGTTCCTTCAGTGTGCAGGAAGATATTACTGATTGACTTGGATTTTACCAGTTCTGCCATCTTACCAGAAACAATTCCGTAGTCTCCTGTCAGAGTTGTATCCCACAGGCTTTCGACCCGTCCGTCAATTATAGCCACAACATTACCGACTGCTCGGATGAAGCTCTTACAGCACTGACAGTCATGTTCTGTTCTTTCCCGGAACACAGGGTTGCTTCCTTCGGGGAAACTGGACAAATACGTCTCCCAAAGGGTGTCTTTGTCCACATCTGTGACGAAAAGGTTGTGTGGCTGCATCTTTAGGAACTGATTACCTACTGCTGTCTTGAAATCTTTAAACATTTTTACTTCTCCCGTTCTGAGTTTTTGTGCTGCCTTCGCACTTGGGTATAGTAGTATCAGTATAATATCTATTTGTCAACAATTATTTACGTGCCACAGAGCTGAAAGATTTTACACACCAGTGCCTCGCAATTCACTATAGTGAAATGAATTTCACCCTAAAGTATTCTTTCATACAAAACTGCACGCGAAGG